AGATAAGCATAGCGAAGATTAGCATTGCAAAGATCAGCATTGCGAAGATCAGCATAGCCAAGATCAGCATTGTAAAGATTAGCATAGCGAAGATTAGCATTGCGAAGATCAGCATTGCGAAGATCAGCATAGCGAAGATCAGCATAGCGAAGATCAGCATTGTGAAGATCAGCATTGTAAAGATTAGCATAGTTAAGATCAGCATTGCGAAGATCAGCACCGACTAAACTATCGCTAGGATAATCTAATACTACTTTTGTTGAATCGAATCTATTGTAAATTTTCATTCTAAAATTCTCCCGCACTTTTCACATACTGGTTGTTTTTCTTGATATTCATCTATTTCTTTTTGTATTTCTATTTTTTCTATTTCTAAATATTCTAATTGCTCTAAACTTTTTCTGCTGTTATTAATCCAAATTTCTAGACTTCTTAGATTATTAGTTGCATCTTCTACTTTTTCTTTAATACAATTTAATTGATCGAAATATTGCTCTACTGTAGATAAACTGTCTTCTATCGAATCTAATGATGTAGTATTGCAATCACGTTGTATTAATGTGTTCAAATAACTAAAATTTGCACTATATCCTGCTAGAGTTTGTTGAAATTCATCAAGGTCTACTAAATAAGACTGTACAGCATCTAGATTTTCATGTAATTCATCAATACCGGCAAGTTCATTAAAAGTATTAATTAGTGTGTTTAATACTTCTTGTTCTTGTCTTACCTTCTGCACTTCCTCTGTTGCTTTATCAAGCTTTTCCATTACATATTGTGCATACGGAAGGGTGTTAAATTGCTTATCTGCGGCTTCTTGTAATTGTTTTAGGTCTTGAACCCTAAGATTATATTCCTTAGTGTTAGAGAGCATCCTAGAGATAAGTTTCTGTAAAACCTGTTCTAGTTCTCCACCACACATAATAGTAGAAATACGCTTTAATACGTTTTCTGGTGATAACCCCGAGATAAGGTATGTTTGTGCAGCATCAATAGGAACGAATTGTAGGGATTCTGGTGTTTTACCATCAAACTTAACTACATCAAATTGAGTGAACTTTCTTACAATATCGCCGCAATCAGATACTTTATCTTTAGATTGGAAAAAGATGTTATCCTTATCACCAAGAGTAAGTGATTGCTTATTACCGATTCTTTCTCTAAAAATATAAGAACCATCAGTAAATTCTACTTTAATAGAAGCAAATTTAGCATTATGATTAATATATTGTTCGGGGAATTCTTCGTTAAGAAGGGCGCACTCTAGCGCGTTGAAAATTGAAAAAGTCTTTCCAGTAGAATTTTGTCCTCTAATAGAAGAAAGTTGGGAAAATTCAACGGTTAAATCTTTAGCAGGGCCAAAGTTATTTAAGGTTAATCTAAGAATTTGTTTCATATTAATCTCCCGGTAACAAAATCTTTGGTGTTTGTTCCTTTTCCATATCCGCTACTAACAATGTATCAATCAAATTATACGTACTTTCAGCAAATTTACGCCAAGTTTTATTAACTTCCTTTACCCATACCTTTGTAACTTCATCATCACCATTTCTATCAGCAAGTGGACCTAATGTTTTAGCAAGTAGCTCCGCGCTTTCATCTGTTAATTCTAAATAAGAAACTAGTGAAAGAATTTGTGATGCTAAAATCCAAGCATAAATTAGTTTAATTCCATCTACCTCTAACTCTTGTGGTTCTTCTGAAAATGCTCTTGTAATGCCGTACAGTTTATCCGGTGTAAAACTAAAAAATGGTGTGTAAGATTGATTAAGCCAAGGATGTTTAAGCATCTGTTCTTGGACAAATTCAATAAAAGTGTAATATCCGCGTATAATGGTTTCTGCGTCTACGAAATTAGTTGGCATAAATTATAATCCTCCATATGCAAATCGCTAAGATCTTTTTTTAGTTTCAAATCAATTACTTTTAGTAAAAATGGTTTTAAATTAGCTTTAGCTGTCTTTGCGCCGCCTAGCCCTGCTTCATCAGCATCGTAAGCCAAGTATACCTTATCAGTGTACATCGCTGTCAACATGGCTTGGTGGGCTGAAAACGTCACACCAAACCCCGACACGGCGGGTATACCTTGCTCATAAGCTGCTAACACATCAAACGGTCCTTCTGTTAAAACTACATACCCTTTTTCTTTAATTAATCTCCCAACATCATATAAACCATACAAATACTTATTTTTCTCGTATTCACCGTGTTGATACTTCTTTAATCCTTTTGCTTTAAAATCTTCTACAAGTGTTCTACCTTGATGGGTAATAAAGTCTCCATTAATATCTCTTAATGGAAACATTATTCGATCATAGAACTTATTGAATTCATTTTCAATATAGTAGCCTATTTCAAACTTCTTCATCGTCGGAAGAGAGATTTTCCTCTTCTTCATTTCCTGCATTGCTTTTGGCGACCGTAATAGGCTCTGGTGGTAACTCCACCGTGGTTGATCCATTGATAAGTTGTTTGATTGCATTATAAAATTCTGGTTCTAAAAATCTTTCTTTAAATTTATTAAGTCCTTGCATTCTAAGCAAAACATTTTGATTTTTATCTTGTACCTTAATCCAAGTACCTGTTGTTACAATATCTGCTCTTACCGCATCATCATAAAGATTTAATACTCTAGCTTTCTCAATTCCATTATCATTATAAAAAATTGGATGGTTTGATTCATCTGTTTTAGAAACTACTCCATATTTAATCTTATTTACCGTAACAGCAACTTTAACTCCAATAATTTCTTTAGTAGAAGAGTCTAATACATCTTCAATCTTTCTAAGCGAAAGATTAAGTTGGATATTATGTTTAAGATTATGTCCACCAGGATTATCTGTGGTTGGACCGTAATTATTGCCCCCTATTTTAGAAGAAATTTGATTTGTAGTTACAAAGCATACATCCTTTTCGTGAATAAGCGGAACTACATCAAGCATCAATGCTTTAATAGCTTTAGCAAATTGTCCTGGTTGAATATTTCTCTTTTCAGCTATCCAACTTTGTGATTCAATTTGTTCATTACCCACTGAATCAAGAATTACTGCTGAAACTTTGTCTGATTTAATAGCGTCTACAATCTTCTTATGCGTTTCTTCTGCAATATTATTTTGTACAAGTAAGACTTGAGAATTATTAATTCCTTGTCTAGTTGCCCAATCAGCGTCATAAGAATATTCAGTGTCTACATAGACCACATATTTATTCGGATACTGTCTCTGTGCCATAGCAGTCAATCTATAGCACATTAGAGATTTACCTTGTGAGGGATTACCTGAGATATGAATTACTTTACGCAAGGGGAATCCACCATAAAGCATTTCATCAAGTGAATCAAACCCGGTTGAAATAAACTCTTTTGGTTTTAATACCGAAGTAGCTGTAGAGAATCCTGCGATTCCTTTTAATTCGGAGGCCACACTTTGCAGTGCAACCTCCGCTGATTTCTTTGGTCTACTCATTGACTAGCTGAGAAACTAAGTAATAACCATCATTTCTCCTATTTCTATAGATACATTTGTCGGGTACAGGAAAACCGTTAGTATCTGTACAAGTAGAAAATGATCCATTCCTATGAACAATTCCATAGAACTTATCTGTTTCTAATAGATCGCTACCTAATACCAAATAAGTCTTCCACACTTGTTTTGGTGCTTCAACTTTAGTTACACGGTAATCAGAAAGTTTACACGTTCCACCAGGACCATAACATCTACGGTACAGATAAATACTTGCATCTTCCTTATTATCGAATTCAATCATTCCTAGATCATCGTGTGCATATTCATCAAAAGTATTTTCAAGGTATTCAACTTGTTCATCTGATCCTTCACACGGTGTATCAAGGAAATAAACTGTCCATTTATCCATTACTTTCGGCTCCTAAACTTGCTTGTTCGCACAGGAGTTTCTACGGTTTCATCAGCCGCATTATCATCAATTTCTTCAACTTCTACATCTTCAGCAGAATTATCAGTAGGACGTGAAGCCATAGCAGTACGTCCACCAGACTTATTACCACGAGAGTAATTGATTGTCTTATTAATCTCTTCTTGAGACATAAAATCATTCATTGATTCTTGTAGATCATCCCATTCTAGATCAATGTTTTCCATATGCTTCTTTAGCACAACTGGAACTTCTTTACCATAATGTGGATCAATAGTCTTCTTATCATCTTGCATATAGACACCGTAAATATCCCAAGTATCTAACTTAGAACCTGCACGATGAATTACAATATCATAATCGGGGAGTCCTGTCTTTTCATTAAAAGTAAAGTCAACATTCTTATCTTCGGCAAGCTTATTAACGATAGTATCAAATAATCCCCAAGAAAGTTGAAGGTACATAAGCATACCGCCTTCTTCAATCAAAGGGTTATTATCCTTATCACAAACATCATCACCCTTCTTATTCTTTACAGAATAAATCCAAGCAGGAATTCGGTAATAACACGAACTCTTTAGATCATCACCTTGATTTGGAAGCTGATTAAGGTTATTTTCCTTTAATGTAAGGTTTTGACCGGGAGTATTAGGATCACCCTGCAAAAGTGAAGTTTCTAGAAGCTTAGAGAAAACTTTTCCAGTCTTTTTAGACTGCATTTCAAGTTTCTTTCCCCAAATAGTTCTACCTTGATCGGCTTCTAGCGATAGAATACGAAAACGAATCTTATCATCAAGATCGTGTGCATAATCATTGGGAATTAATCCATAAGGATTAGTGTTTTTGGAATAGGAGCTATTAGCTGCAATTGACGTAGTGTTTTGTGGTGCTTTATATGGCATGTTATATTTTTATCCTTAATAGCGTATCATCCGATACTGTTTATAGGTTGTAGTTCAAACTACTTATGTAGTATACCACAACTAGTGTCCAAAATGTCTAGTTTCGTGAGTTTTTAGTCCGCTTTTTGATGTAAAATTCTCGTTTTTAATATCTGAAATATAGAGTTGAACCATTTGTCCTAGTAGTTCCTTTGTAGTTACCAATCCTTTAATACGCTGTTCAAATAATGTTACATAATAAGATAGTTCATCATATCTTTGCGTTAATGTTCTACTTAATGTAGCATCAAAAAGTGCTTTTGATTTAGTAGCGGTTTGAAAACCTGTGAGGGCGCGGAAAATTCTTTCACATCTATCTAATTTTGAAGTCCAATTAGTTAATATTGCTTTTGATTCAGCATACGCTCCGCTAATACTATTGTATGATTTTACAAGTTCACGGTCTATTTTTTCTAATGTTTCTCTATTTAACTCGTGTTGAGGAATATTTGGAATAGTACAATTAATGTCTATTTCAGAGTATTGATGAAATGATATATCTGTTATACTTTCAATTTCTTGAAGTTCATTTCTAAGAAGTGCATTATAGTATTCTCTAAAATTATCCTGAATATCTAATCGAATTTCTTTTAATTTTTTAATACCTTCTTCATCTTGTTTATCCTCGGTTAAAAAGGCTAATAAAACTATATTATCTCTTAAATCATCTATTCTTGTTTTCATGTGCTGCTCTCCTTGCTGCTGACCAAGGTTTTCCTTTAGTTGCTAAACTTAAACGTTCTCTTCTTAAAGCTTCTTTTCCTGGATCACGATTTTTCGCAGCTTGGCGCAATTTTTCTCGTGTTTCATCAGAATGTTTATATCCTTTTGCATACTGATTTCCTTCTAAATGCCTACTTATTTTTTCTTTGTGTTCTTCTGATAATTTTGTGCCTTTTAACGCACTTGGTAATCCCGTAGTTTTTTCACTAATTAATTTTTTAGCATCTTCTGTATGTGGTATTCCTAATCTATTTTTATTGCCGATACGTCCTTTACTTACATTTTCTCTTCCTTTTTCTGAAAATTTTAAACCGTAATTACTTCCTGCTTGTGGAGCAATATTATATCCTTTTTGATAATACATTACTTCTAATGAATTTATATAATATTGTTCCCTACCTAATAGAAAAGTAGATGCACAATATTCTAAAATTTCAAATACAAAATTCTCTTTACCGTACTTATTCCATGCATTTTGTAAATATTGATTTTTATGATTATTTCTATTTAAATCTGAAGTATGGGAATAATTACGTTGTCTAAAATTTAAAGCAGAACCTACATAAATTCTACCATCTATTAAATTTCTCCATTGATATATTCCTGATTTTGTAGGAATATTATTTTTCATTATCTTCCAGCATAGTACAAAGTAAACTTGTAGTTTTAACGGTTGGATTTTTAATTTCATTAATTCTAGGAGATTCTTTATTATTTTCTGTTAAAAGTGAAAGTTCAAGTATAAGTTCTTGAACGTGTTCTAGTTTAATTTTCATCTTCTAGTTCAAATAATTCTTTTAGAAAATTTTGTAATGATCTATACATAATATTATCTATTTTAAAATCTCCTAAATACGTATTTTCTGCATCATATCCACTCGCTGATAGATAAGCATACCCACTATCACGAGTATATTCGCTATATTGCGCTCCCTCTTCATAGTCGAAATTTACTTCAAAAGTTACCGCCTTTTCAAATTTTTTCTTTGTTTTATTATCTTCAAGTTTTAAATTTTTTAAAACGTAATTATTAATTAATTCTTGTAGTGGTTTCATAAGCATTTAAACAAATGATATACTAATCGTCCATCTAGCATTTGAAATGTACCAATAAATTCTTGTTCATTTAACATTTCAATTCTATGTCCTGTACCGTACAAACTAAATTCAACTGTTACAGGATTAGCATTAGGATCAAGTAATACCCAAATATAAACTCCTTCTGTTTGTCCTCCAAATTGTTGATCTGCTCCTTGTGTTTGAACTGATAGGATTTTATATCCTTCGTACAATTCAATACTAAATTCATCCTGAATAGGAACTTTATATTTCCAAATAGTCATTAAATATTCTCCTTAAAATTATGTAATTGCGGACTTAGCAATTTCTAATGCAGTTCTAATTTCTTGATACTTTTCAGCTTCTAAATTTAAGATTTTAGTCCAGTCTTTTGAATAACTATGACAATGCTTATCATGAATATTGTAATAGTTTTTCTTAGGCAATCCAAACCATTCACGAACCGCTTTTGGCATGACTTTATCCGATCCTCGCCTTCTATTCGCTAGACCAAAAAATTGATTTGTCCAAACCATTAAAGGATGTTCTTTATTGTACTGTGCGTACAATTCGCAAAATACTCCTTCAAAACAGAAACATGTTGAATCACTATTCTTTAGTTGATACGCAATCATAGCGAATTCACCACGTAGCATTAGTTTAATTGCTTCCACAAGACGCTCTTGCGGGGTTGCTTTATTCCACTGTTCAATTGTTTTCATAATATATCCTCCTAAATTGTGTGAGGTTAGGAATTCTTACGCTTCTTAAATTCCGAGTGTGGTATGAAACGAGCCATTCACAGGATAATCACTCCTATTGACTTTGAAGCCACGTCTTTCCCTCACGCTTACTACTATACCACACCTGTACGCCCCTGTCAAGCCCTAGCAGCACTATATACGAAAAATCCCTCTAGGGCGGGTAGAGGGAATAATTTTAGTTAGAAAAATAGATTAAGAAGGTCTAGTAAAATTAGGCCAACTACTTCCGAGTAACATTCCTAAAACTAAGAAGAATAATCCCAAGGGAACTTGTTGTACTGATTTAAAAATCTGAAAATTAAAAGCAGATGCTAGAAATAGAATTAGTGAAAAAATATAACAGATTAAACCCATAGTTAGAACTGGCTTGAGTCGTAGCGCCTTGAATCCATCGTAGAATGAGAATTTAAATCCGCATATTCTGGATGCTTGATATACGTCGCCATATCATCACCATCAATACCCGCAACGGCCTTTAATGCTTCTACATCATCTTTAAGATTAATATCTGAAGATTTACTTTTTGCGGGCACCTGGGGATATTTCGCTGTGTCATTTTTGGAGCCCTCTCCATCAGCGGTATAAATTGCTGGCTTTCCTGAACTTCCACCATTTGAACTAGTTCCATTTGCGTTTGCGTTTGCTGATGCTTTCTTTGCCATAATTATTTACTCTTCTGTTTCTTGGGGCCAAGAGATTTGTACTCTGGAGAATCTTTAGGTTTTGAAGGATTTTTACTTCCTTTTCTTTTATCTTTGTTTTTTGCCATTACACTTACGCAGGATCAGAATTAGCAGTAATTGGAGGACGCACGGAGCCGGGATGATCTGAATCAACTTGTTCTGAAGTACCATCATCTACTGAGACATAACGCGCGGTATCAGTTCCACCCACTAAATGAGGATCAGCGGTAAAAATAGAACTCCTATTAGTAAGCCCTGAATCAGAACTACCCCCATTAGGGTTAGCATCGAGCGTACGGGGGACTCCATCGCTAGGGACAACATGGCCGGGGTTTTTATTCATAAATTAATTCCTTCGTATTTCTACTGTAAATTCAATATACCTTATTCAACTACCAATAAAATTTTATTTTGATCCATAAAGAGCATTTTCTTTCCATTAAGTTCTTTTTCATTAAGTCCATACTTATCAAAGTGTACTTTATCCCCCACTTTAACATCCATTGGTAGTAGTAATCCCTTCTTGGAAAGTTTACCTGGGCCTGTTGCTATAACCGTGCCTTTAGACGGGAATGCTTGTTGATATTGATTTACAATAATAATTCCTGAATCGGTAGTAGTTTTAAAATCATCGGGCTCTACTAAAACCTGATCTTCTAATAATCGGTAGTTATTCATCTAATGGCTCAGCTTTCAAGGCGTCGATAAGTGATTTAATTTCTTCTGAAGTCATATTGTTCTCTTGTGTTTTTTAGTTCACCATCGAACAAAATCTTGCCCTGTCTGAGGTTAGGAGTGTTGTGATTGACACTTTATCCGTCTCTTAACAGGGCCTTCGATTTAGCATTATACCCTATTTTCTTCCTCTAATACATCAAGTTCTTCTGCTTCATCTTTTTCATCTTTACTAAGTTGTTCTCTTTCTAGTGTAATAAGGTGCCAGGGTAGTTGTGATTTACCAGTATAGAAATTTTCATCCAACGCTTTTTCGATAGAAGGTTTACCATACCAATAATCACTTATATCAATATCACATTTAAACTTAATATCTTGCAAAGGATCAAACGGCACAGGAGTATCTTCAATAATATCTCTAATAATTTCTGCTACTTTATCTGCATATTCTTTTGGAATTTCCCAGGTAGCCGAATCATATGTTGAATTAACTAGACCACAAGGAATTTTTAACTCTTCTTCTATTCTATCTCTAATTTTGCAGCAATACCATAAAGTTAATTCTCCTGCACTTCCTTGCACTCTTCCATTAATTGCAACTCTTTCCGCATGGCTTGCAATACCTTTGTCTGTAGATAACACATTATATAGTGTAATCTTAGTTCCAAAAATAGTATAAACCGAATGCGGAGGATTCTTAATCTTTTCAATTTCTTCTTCTATGTATTGTTTTAGTTTTTCAAATCTATCTAAGTAAATATCTCTAGCTTCTGTAGTTTCTTGTACGCTACGCCCAAGCATTACAGAAAGTTTAAACGGTGACGCACCATATAAAATAGCGAAATTAAATATCTTAGCTGCTTTATATTGTGGTTCTGTTACTTCACTAACAGGAATATCATACATCATAGAGGCTGTTGCACGATGAAAGTTTTCCGCATATAATGCCTCTAACATCTTATCATCGTTAGCAAAAGCAGCTACTATTCTTGCTTCAATTTGTCCTAAATCAAAATTAACAAAAGTATATCCTGGCGCAGCAATACATTGTCCTCTAGTATACTTATTCCAGTTCAATGAGTTGGGGTTACGTCCTGAAATTCTTCCAGTGCGCGTTCCTACCACGTTTATCTGAGGATGAATTCTACCATCTGATTTAATATATTTAGGTAATGGATCAACAAATGTAGAAAGAAGTTTTCTTGCTTTCTTATTCATTATCACATACTTTAATAGTTCGATAGGATTTCGTTCATATAAAGAAGTTAAAATAGCAGAACCCACACTAGCAATGCCTGTTTTCTTGGACACTTGATCCGGCAAAGGTTCGTAAAGTCCTTTTAAATATTTATTTACATATTTAACTTTGTATTTTAAATCTTTACCGTACTGTCTTACAAACGAATCTTCTAATTTTAGTTGAATAAAGTCTAATGCATATGAATTGTTCACTACTAATTCTTTGATGGAAGAAAAATCCCCATAAAAGTTTTCATGAAATGAATCTAATGCTTCGTGTATACTCCAAATCTCGTTAAATTGGTCGTACAAGGAAGTTTCATCTATAATAGGAATTAGTGTAGGACTACCGAATAATATCTTAGAAAGTTGTTGTGTTGACTGTGGATTAAAATCTGTAATATCAGGATCAAGATTAAATACTTCATCTTTAATTTTAGTATCGGTTTGGTCAATTACATTATTAAGTTTTTCTGAGAAATCTTTATTACATTCTTCATCTAAAATAAACCCGCGATCTTCTGCTTTAATAAGTAATTTTCCAAACTCATGTCTCCAAGTATTACTAGTAATTAAACTTTCTTCTTGTAAAATTTGCTTATTATATTCTTCGTATAATAGTCCTGTGTATACACAATCATAACCAAGATATTCTTCAAGGACAGGTAAATCAATAAGCGCGTAAGCAGCGGCTTTCTTATCTAGAATATGCTTTTCAGGCCATTTATACCCTTGTCCTTTCGTTTTGTTTAGGGATGCTAATTCTGGTTTTACGTTGTACCATTCTAAAGTTCTAAAATCATCAGCATTGTTAGGATCATCTTTATACATAACCCTACCTCTACGTGCTGCAATTTCTGATACTAAGTCTCTAACAGTTTTATCGTAATCACAGTATCCTAGATAAGTAGTTACATTTTCCTTTAGTCCTTTACCACCATTCTTACTTACAACCCATCGCTGATACATCGTGTCAGTAGTAGAAAGATTACCAATTAATTCAGGTGCATCTAACCAATGTGCCAGCATAACATCATCGAAAGAGTACGAATTTTGGCCCACGTAATTAATAGGAATTTTAAAAATCTGAGTAAATAAATCTTTAAACTGTTCAATTTCACTATCGGTATATCTAGATATTAGTTTATCGTGACTACTCCATACATACGCAATATATTCTCCTTTTTCTGTTTGTTCTCCTAAATAAAAACCTATACTAACAGAAATATCTTTGTATGGGTCTAAACCAGTGGTTTCAATATCGAAAAAGCAATTTTTAAATTGATGTATATATATAGCAAATTCTTCAAGATCATCTAAAGTTTCTAATCGTTCAACTACTATAGGAACTTGTTCTTCAAAATCTTCATTAAAGAATCTATAACCAATCTTCAAATCACCAAGTACATCTAAATAATTAGCATCTGGTTCTCGCATTAATAACCAAGGATGTAAGGTAGCGATAATAGGTGCATCTATATTATCTACTTCTAATAACTTTGACCTAAATGAATTAATCTTTTCTGGTTTATCTGATACTCCTGTTGCACAAATAGAATTATTACCAAGACAAATAATAAGTTGTCTAGGATATTCGTTTATAATCGGTAGGATATACTCATTAAAATTTTCTTTTAATTGTTGCGGAGTAAGTTTATCTGAATAAAGTTTTTGCTCCGTACAACAAGGAATATAAAAAATCTTAGATAAGTCAAATCCTGCTTCTTCTAGAATATTATCAAAGACTTCTTTAGCACCATTAGTAAGAAGTTCTTTAGAATCATGTTCTTGTCTAGAAGGTTGATCCGTTAATACTACGATAGGTGCATTAATAGGGCCTATAGGCTTTACAGGGCAAACTTTACGGTATTTAAGAAGATTATTTGACATTATTCTCGTGGTTTTCTTTCTAAGATTAATTCGTATGGAACTACAATCCAATATTTTGTCTTATCTGGCATTGTAAAGGAACAACGAACTCCTGTATAGTTCTTTATAGCCTTTTTACGTATTGATCCATCCTTATTAAAGAAATCATAATCAAAAATTTCATTAATTACAATTCCTTCAAAACCAGAAACTTTTACAAAATCACCTTTCTTTTTCATTTAAAACCTCAAAATTAAGACATGCTCCCATCATATATAGCGCATGTACTCGTACCTTTTTATATCCTTTTTTAGTTGCCTTATTTCTAATAACTGTAAGTTCTTCAATAAACTTATCTAAATCTTTTGTATAAAAAGCACTGTAATGAAACCCTGTATATTTACTTGCCATTATTTATTCCTTATAATTAGGATTCTTCCCATAATCTATAGTTATTGTATCAGAATCATAAAGCAGCCCCGACAGGCAAAAATTTTCTATGCATTTTATTACGTGATACATGTAAATTGTATGAGACTTAGCATTAGCAATAACTCTATTAGTCATTTTATGTGCTTCCGCGTTAGATTCGTCTACGCCCTTAACATAGGTTATCCAACCCGCTGTAGATACTAAAACTCCATTACTGCGTTTAATAATCCCACGTAAAACCGCTGTATGTTTCTTTTTCTGATATTTAACCTCTTTATCAAATTTTGGATATAACCCTAAATTAACTAAATAATCTAAACATACCGGAAAAGGTTTTCTAAAATTATCGTGTGGAAATGTTTGTAGCCATTTAGCAAGTTCTGAAACAATTTGTTTATTCCATTCTTCAGGAGTAGAAGGTTTAGTATCGGGATCGGGTTCGGTATTGGTTACATATGCTTTTAATTCTAAAGAAGGATTAAGTTTTAGTGTAGAAATAAACGGTACTGCATTATCAGTAGTAGCAGAAAGCTTCTTAACGTCAATTTCACGTTCTCCTGCAATATCTCCGCGTACTTCTAATATTTTAAATAGATAACGTTCTTCTACACCAATACTATTAATTTGTGTATAATCAAGTACATTTCCCTTTGCTAGTGGGATTTTGCACAAGTCCACGGGTAACTTACCGGACATATTATAATTTTCCTTTTGTTGTGCTGTGGTAACCTTTACAGAACTCACAATAATAGATTCTTTGTAGGTTCACCTTACCAAAAAATCTAGCGGCCTCTACACTATCATACCTGACCTTACGCAAACATTGCCGCTGTTCTTTAGTTTCGGTAGGTCTTTTCTCGTATGCAATTTTCTTAGTTTTAGCCATCTAAATATTCAACTCCAATATTCTCTTCGGTTTCAAAACAGATTTGGCAAGCATTGGATTTGCTTTTACATCCGCTTCCGTGAGAAGTCCAACATCGCCTAATGCTTTTATTTCACTCTTGCTAAATTTTGAAACGGCAAGCCGTGCCTGGTTCCACGTCATTCCCTTCATAACTCTAATTATTGCTAATCGAATTCTTTCTTCAGCATCTACAGAGTTTCCTAATCCGTTCTTTTCAGTCCAATGCTCACACTCATTATGCGCCCTTAATAATCCTTGCCCGTATCTAGGCGTACTGTCTTTGATTTCCCATAAAGTAGAAAAGAACAAGCCATCTAGCTCTTGCCCCGTTAATTGCGTGTAAACGACGTGTACAGCCTTAGCGTGGGTGTCAGGGACGTTTGCCCTCACCAGATTATTTATAAGCCCCTTCTCGGCAAAGCTGAGGTAATCGGCCTCGTAGAGTGGAATTTGTGCAAACATTTTGGCAAGATCAAGGTCATTCGCATTATTTAATGAGAAATATTTATATGCATTAGAAATAAGTGCGTGGAAACTTCTCGGTTCTAATAGTAGCTGTGCTGCTATTCTTCCTCTATGAGAAATTTTCAAAACATTATCATCAGCAGTATTTAGTAAAAATCCCCATTTACGTAATTCCTCCGTAAGTTCTACAGCAAGTTCATGGCATTGCACGGCTGTATATTTGTACTGTAAATAAGCCAAGGTTAGCTGATACCATTTTTCAAAATCCGTTACTAAATTTAATCTACCTTTATAGATCGCTCTAATAAAGTGTGATTGGATTACATCTTTATAACCCATATTAGACATAATATTTTCACCTTTTAGGATTCTTTCTTTATGTCGTTCAAAATCATTGTGCGGAAGTAAGTAATAAACATCGCCTTCTGTGTCATACTTAGGTCTACCTGCCCTCCCTGCGGCTTGTTGGATAACATATGCCGGTATATCGCCTCCACCAGCAACAGGCCAAGTAATAATGACGTTACGGGCAGGTAAATTAACTCCTGTAAAAAGAGTAGAGGTAGAAGTTAAAGAACGTATTCCACCGCCTTTAAATGCTTTCTCCATTTTATTACGTTGTGGTTTAGTAGCATTAGCATTATGAAACTCTGAAACAATTCCTTCTTTAACAAGTGCGTTAGTAATCTTAGTACCAAGTGTCTTTTTAAAAACACAATTCATAAATTGTTGATTTGCTTTATCTGGTCGTTTATGAAGTTGTACTACTTGATTAATAATATTAAGTTCAGTATCAGCTATAGTTTTATCTTTTTTAGTTGGGATGAAATTGTGGGTTAATTCAACGGGCCTGTAGTCCGATTCGATATATATTGTTTCTTTCCCATTCAAAACAGAAAACCATTTAACAAAGTCTTGTGAATTGGGTAGCGTTCCGCTGAGGGCGATAAACTGTATCGAAGGATTTTCTCGCGCAAGTTCAATAATAGCGTTCTCATAATTAGGACCGCGATCACCATTAGAAATTTCGTGGATTTCGTCACAGATCACGCATTTTATACGGGGAATAAAACTAGAACGTTCGGAATTTATATTGGTTGCTGTTGACAAAATCATTTCAGGTGTAGCGAGAATTATTCTAGCCTCTGCTATGTCTTTTAGTTTAGCCATATCGTAGAAATAATCGCCTGTTATTGCTGTTGATTTAAATTTACTCCATGCATGATCTTCGTGTGTAAGGTCTTCCCATTTTTCATCACACAATGATTTATATGAACCACAATATAAAACTACATCTTCATCCGAGTTGTGCAGATACTTTGTAGCAAGAATAATTGCACATTGAGATTTACCAGATGATGTTTTTCCGCAAATCAGAAGATTATTTTCCGATTCTCTATGCGGCCAGCACATTTCCTGAAGGGGGTTTAACTCAAAATCCCCCATTCCGTACTTTTTATCCACAATCATAGTCTAATTTTATTCATCAATCTCTTCTAATGTTAGTCTAAATTTCGTATCACTATTTGCTTTCACACGTAATAGATCACAAAACTCTTCATTAATATACCAATCTTCAGGACAATCTCCGTAGTTAGTTAATTCACGTAATTGTTCTCTTGCTTCTTGTAATTGATAACCTGTTACAATTCCTGTAATATATTGTTTATCTTTCAAAGCGATCCATCCCTATCTCTAAGAATTAACTTAATCATATATTCTGTACTAAGCGTTGAACACGGCCTATCTTGTCCTAATACATACAAATGAAACATTTCATCTGGTGCATCATAAATTAATTCATATTGCATATCTTCTGATGATTCTGGTTCTTCGCTTCTATTTTCTAAAATTTCTCTACGTCCAAACATTTTAAATTCCACTCCTTACTAATAACTTTTCTACAAGAGAATATTTTTCCTCCTGTAGCAGTCTTAGCACTTCAGATACTACCCTAACCCCGCTATCAAAGTCTACGGTAGACCACACTTTTCTTACACGTTGGGCTAGGAAGGCTAGGTCTACATAAATTAATCTAGGTTTATTTAGTTTCTTAATTAAAGAAGATTCAACCGTAGTTGGTTTACAAATATCTTTAACAGTTTGTGCAAAACTTCTATTCTTTAATAATTTCCAGAAAGCAATTACATCCATGTAGGCTGTATGACATGTTCTACAATGGCATTGTTGAATTTCTTGAAATATGATAAAGCTCGGGGCATGGTCATCGTGAAAAGGACAACATGCAGTAATATATGGTGATGCTGAATATGGATGAAACTCTACTTCTTTTAAATCACATAAGTTAATAATGTCTTCAAATAGTGGTTTATCGAATGGAGTGTTTTCAATTTCTTTCTTTTTCATTTAAAATTCAGGTTTATGACAATTATCTACTAATGTATACGCATTAAAATATTTATCTTCCACTTCCTCTAATTCTCTTTCAAGGTTCTCAATTGTAATATCTTTCAAAGATATTTGTCTTTGTTGTTCTTCAATACAATCTAATGCCATTTGATACGCTTCTTGTAATTCTTTTTTAGTCATAATTTTTTTTCTCCATACGGCTGCGACGTTGTTCTTTAACTGTTGTTGTAGTTTGTAATTGTCCTGTTGCTGATATAGAGGCAGTGGAAAACTCACATGTGAGAGGAATTTTCTCTCCACCTTTTGCGACGTTTCTTCCTTTAATTACGTTTAGATAAATAATTCCAGGTGTTCCCGGCAAATCAAATGATGCTGGCGGTCCTGGTGGAATAGTTTCATCTTCTGATACCATTAAGAATGTATCTGCATCTTTATATAATTGTTTAAATGATATTTCTCCGATACCTGCACCGTTACCACCATTAACCATACCTCTTGCATTATTTTGCGCAGGAGTAATACCCCCACAATTTAATTCATCAAGTAAATGCTTAAACTCTTGTGAAATAGCGTTCTTTTGTTCCCATTGTTGACTACCAGTTTTAAACGATGGAATTAAATTTTCAATATAGTCAAGTACAAGTAAATCTAATTGTTTATCTCCTAATTGTTGAAGGATAATTTGTTTTAGTTGTTCTATTGTAGAAAACTTACCTTTTTGTACAAAGATTAATCTATCATTAAATTCTTCTTTCTGAAATTCTGTAATACAAACTTTAAATCGTTCTAATTCTTCTGGTGTTAATGTGTCAGGACGTTGTAATTTACGTGAAGGAATTTTAGTAAGCCTAGACATTAGCCTAAGTAAAATATCTTCAGTATTCATTTCAGTAGAGGCTATTACAACTCGTTTATTTTGATTAAGTGCTGCTTGATATGCAAATTCTTGTGATAAAAATGACTTGCCCGCTGAAGCCGGTCCACACAGTACAATATATTCTCTTCTTTTAATACCGTCTAATCTTTGGTTAATTTCATTCACGCCATAGTGACATGCAAATTCTACTAATTCTTTTCCTTGTTCTATTTTATTAAGTAGTGTTTCTGATGCTGTTTTTAATGAAATAGTAGCAGGATCATCATTATTTATAGAATTTCCTAGCTGTTTAAGTTCTGCTAATGTTTTAATAGAATAATTGATTGACTTTTCAAGATTGTTTTCCTTTAGTTTTATTGCAGTTTGAAATACTTGATTAAGTCTTGAATCTTTATAATCTTCTAATACAAGTTCTAGTAAATACTTAGTTTCATTAGGATTTGCTTCATATTCAGAAATATCTTTAAGTGCATCTATTACATCTTGTTTTTCACTAGCAAGTAATTTTTGTTCTTTATTGACTTCTTCTGCAATTGTATCAATAGTACAAGGATTATTATAGCGATCAAATAGATTTTTAGCTGCACGAAAGATTAGACTTTCTGCTGTTATATCAAATACATTATCTTTTAAATCAAAGAATTGAAAATGTTCTTCTTTAAGTTGAGAATTAAATACAGTATAATAGCAATCAGATACTAAAGAACCATCTACATCAATTACATGACGTAGTAATCTAGCAAAATTCTCGTTAATTACTTAATCCTAAAAATAAAATCTACTGCAAAATATCTTAGAAGATTGCTTCTAATATAATTCACACAAAAAGGTTCTCCATCTTCATCATAAAGATTACTAGAAATATAAAAATCTAAATCATTTGGGTCTAAATCTTCCTCAATACATTCATTAATGCACTTTTCCTTCCAATCATAATATTCATCTAAATCATCATCAGGAATCCAACCTAGTTGAAATACCTCTCCGTCATATCCGTTAATATTAACGGCTACTGCTCTAGGATTATATTCATTGTCTGGTTTTTCCTGTAATGAAAGATCAGCATTCTTTTTATCTGCTAGATATGTTTCAAGTAGTGCAGTACCACGATTTTTACAAAATTGTACTCCTACTACTGTAGCTTCAAGGATTTGTTCGTTCATTAATCTTTTCCTCTAACATCTTGAAAAATTCTGTTTCTTCTTCATTACGTCCCTGTACATCTGCCAACATTGAAATACTTGTTGGTAATTCATATTCAATTCTCATTTTTATAATTTCAAATAACCTCTGTCTACTGTAGTCTGTACCACTCCTACTGTTTACCCCTTCAAAGTGTATAAAGTCAAGTACTGTAAGCCTTTCTATGTCCCAATCTATAGATTTTGCGTACTCTTTCTCTACATGGAAAAAATAAGTTTCAAAACCTTTATCCGCTAAACTAACAACCGCATCCATACTATCTCTAATATTTTTAAGCGATTGTTTATTTACATCAAGTAAAGGATAATAATCTGCATCATCATCTTCATTTGGTCCTACTCTATACACTTGCATAGAGTGTTCGTCAATATCATAATCGAATTTTAAATTTTCTAACGTAGATAAATAGGAATGTTTTGGTATTCCTGTTCTTTTCATTCTAGAATCTCCAAATTGGGTATCTTGTTGTTGTTCTAATTTAGAACATGCACGATCTAAAAGAATTGGCTTTTTATACTGTTGTGTTGCGTTAACATCTAACACAAGCCTAATACCCCCACAAAGCATAGAAGTATTAGGCAATGTAACGCACTTATCACATAATCTATCTTGAGAATACAGAATATCAAGTTGCATTAAATTAATAGCCGATGCTTCTTTACAAGTTTCGGCTACAAGATTTTCTACTTCTTGTGCTTCATATAAATAATCAAGAACTTGACTGTACATTTAAGTATTAATTACTGTAACTTGTGTAGTCTTCTTAATAAGGGTATTGCTATCGTTAATCTTTACTTGAATCATTGTATCAGAAAAGTTCTTATCAACTACATTAGCTGAATATCCTTTACACGCACCTGACAAGATAGATACCTTATCACCATTATTAAGTGTTGCTGCTGTTTTATTGTTCACTAAATATTTCCTTTAGCAGTTCTGTTTCTGCTGTCTGATCGTTTGGACGAGTATTAAGAATTGCTTTTTGCAATCCTTGTTGTTGTATAAGCTGTCTATTATATTTCTTCCAACTATTATAGAAAATAGCACAAGGAATTAATTTGCCTATTTGTCCATATTCAGATATATTTTCTAACTTTAACGGATTATGAAGAAATGAATATGAGATTAAATAGCGTATTTCATTATTTGGAATTTCATATCTATCTTTAATACTTCTAAAAACTGCTTGTAAACTAAGTATTTGTGGTTTTTGAAGTTTTGGAACTGGACGTTTTGCAATAATTGCATAGGTGTTGATATAAAATCCAATATTAGAAAAAGCGGGCATTAATTTTCTCTACAATCCAAGTTGTCATAGGTAAAAATATTTTGTAAATTTCATTTACAAATTGATCCCACGCTTCGGTGAATTCTTGTCGTTCTTTCATTCAAAGCCACAATATAGTTCTACATATACCCAATCACTAGTTATCTTTGTAATATTAAAACTTTCTTCTTCGTGTGGAAAATGTCTTTTTACACAAACTATAATATCTTTTGTTTTATCTTCTACTTTTAGTAAATTGTCAATTACTTCCTGTACAGACATTTAAACGCTCACCATTTTATTCAAAGAATGTTGGGCAATAAGTTCAGAAAAAATCTTTAGTGCTGCTACCGAGTGATTCTGAAGCCAGGGTGCCCTGTCATAAGGATAGTACACTATCCCCTCTGTCTTTGTCAAGTGCCCTGTAGCAGTTTCTCCAGAAAAAGTGCGGGTGCTGCGGATGCGCTGTATTAATTTTACATACGACTTTCCTCCTGCTACAATCGCAACTGCACCTAATGATGGAATATCTACTGCTTGATTAAAAACTGTAGTAATTACACACATTATTTCTTTATTTCTTAATTTACGTACAATTTCCTCACGTTGTTTCTTTGGTGTTCTACCTGTCAATACAACTCCATAAGGCATCATTTCATGTAAAGATTTAGCATGTTCTACTTGTTGACACACTACAGCTACAGAGATATTTTCCTCTAACATTTCATCTACAAATCCTTTAATGTATTTATGTCTTTCTTTATTATAGACGATATAATCATCTACAATTTCTCTATATTTTCTATTTCTTGCAAATTGAGAACCTGGGATTTTATACATCTTAAGCGGCATCTTTTCAGTATAAAGTGTTAGCGGGCACAAAACTTTTTCGTTTATTAATTCTGAGTAGGTGATGTTATAATGTACAGGGCCTATTAATGCCTCTACAAAGGGCGCTCTGCTGTGCGAGGGTAACGGAGTGGCCGAAACGCCCACCAATATTTCTACGCTGTTTAAAATTGAAAATATCTTCCATGCCATATCACCTGTAAAGGCGTGGGCCTCGTCTACAACCACAATTTTAGCTTTATTTTTTAAGAATTCAATAAATGGATCATTCTTTTCTATTAATTGCATTAGTGTTTGAATCATACAAACATTAACTACATTTGGTTTATAAACTCCGTCTCCAATAATTCCAATATATTCTTCACCAATAATGTCTGTAAGAGTTTCAATTGCTTGATCCTGTGGCTCCTTTTCCATCACGAGAACAACAGAAGGTAGTCCTACTTTACAAATAATACTCGCAAATCCGGCAGATTTACCGAATCCAGCACTTGCTTGACCTATTCCATATCTTTTCTTAATTAATTCATCTGCAAATTCTTCTTGCTTATATCTATATTTCCAAGTAAAAGGCCAATTATATTGTGGTTTAGGTAGTTCTGGTAATACAATTTTACACTCATGCCCCATTTCCTCTAGAATGTTTTTAATGCGATAAGATACCCCGGGGTATAAAATTCCATCTGCATAGAATAAAATTTGATGGTCGAAGTTGAGTTCATCCGTCCACAAACATTCTGATTGAAGTTTATATTCAATTTCTTCAGAAATATCTCCGATTAGTTTAGCTCTATTATTTTTTGTATGAATTTCAAATTTCATATTCTCTATTCGCAAATATAGAATGCGTCGTAACCTAGCCGTTCTCTTTAGGGTGGAACGTTGCGAAGTCTAAATCACGACGCTTGCACACCTTACCACATATAGAAGAGTTTGTCAAGTCATAGGTACTAAAGTGCCTGGAATTCGTTGACTATAGCACCAAAATTTAAGGAGGCCGCTACACTAGCTTCCACTACTAGAAAATCGCCAGGATTAAATTGAATTTTAGAATTATAATATAAAGTTAATGTTGGATCATTTGCTTGAATTATATATCCTGGTAAAATTAAATTAGTAGTTCCTGCACTTCCTCCACTGGGTACTCTCCACATTTGCACAGTAACATTAACGGTTAATGCTGTAGTAATATTTGTAACTGTAATATATTGCATCGTAGCATAAGTATTAGCAGGACAAGTATAGACGGTAACTGGGGAATTTCCAATAGAAGTTGTGGTATTTACTGGTTTTATTGAAGTAAGGGCTAGTGCCATTTAGAAACACTCCAACATAAATAGGGGATTATTAATAGGTTCATATCTTAAAATTAATTGTGTTGCTGCGGCATTATTCATTACTATTATACCTGTATCCCCAGTAATAAAAGGCTCTAATGTATTAGTTGCAGTAGAAGCAAATTCAAACCAAGTTCCTGATGTTAAAGACGCTGTATTTCCGCAAGATTCATTTAATACCGCTCCACCACCAGAAATACTACTAATATTATATGTTCCTGGGAACCAGTTTGTTCCTAATGTAATTGTTATAAAATTTCCTACATCTGTTGCTGTAAATGTATATGATGCAGATGTTACAGTAGGAGTTGCATTATTACCATTAGTTGTAGCTAAATCAGTATATACTGTTGTAACTTGTGCATAAGCAAGTCCTGTAGTTCCCGATCCTCCGGTATTACTTGATGGTGCTACTCCACCACCAGATATTCCTCCACCAAATTGTTGTACTACAGTTGTGGTAACATTAGCTTGATCTATAAGTTTTCGTGTGATAACTGTATTATTATCAAGTTTTCTAATTCTTGGGTATCTACTATTACCAATTAAATTACCGGCCATATTCTCCTACTGAAGAACAGCCGAGTAGTCAATTGCTGTACATGTATGCGGTCCATTACGATTAAGAGTAATTTCTGAAACAAAGAATTTTTCAGTAATATTTGTTTCAGCATCTATATATTGTACCGTATCGAAAAGTTGTAATGGAGAAACTTCTACAGCAAAATTAATTGGAACAAAGTCTGTAACCATTTCAGTTAGATCGTTTAATGCAAATTGTGCTGCTGTAGTACCGTCAGTAATAGCAATATTGTTTTCAAGCACCATTGTTCTACGCATTAAAGTTGCTCTTGTAGCAAGATTAGCAGTGGAATTAAAATTAGGTGAATATCCATATTCGGCAGTTCTTACAATATTTCTAGATAGCCATACATTAAAACCGGACATAACAAATGCTGCTCTACCCCCAGTAATTCCAGAATTAGGAAATTGATACCAAGGTTGTGTACATCTTATCTTTAAAAATCTTAGTTTTGTCGCTCGTTGTTTTATAAATTGTGATACATCTATATTAGTTTGTCCATCTTGCATTTGTATAACATCTGTAAGAAGTGTCCACGCGGATGAATCTCTAATAAAAAATCCTCCCATCCAATTGTATAAAATAGGATCAACAATGGCTTTACCACTCACTACAGTAGCAGGACTAACAGGAGGATAATAGCCTGTTTGTGCCACAAAATCCTCTTCTGTCATATAGTAAATATAAACAGTTTGTGGTACTGTAGGTGTTGTAGTATTATCTTTAAAAGGATTAAAACTTGTTATTTGTAGAAAATCAATTAACCAAGCATTACCAGTAGCAGGATTACGGCCTAAATCTACCCAAAATATATCAGAATCAGCCATCGTCCATGATCTTGTGTATAGAGAACTTTCTGAATCGTATATTCTTCCATAATCAAAAGGCGGTGTAGTATTACCATTAAACGTTACTTCAGGTGTAGTTGCTTGTGTATCAAAAATTTGATTGATGAAATAATCTACTGTCCCGGCTGTATAAGCATTTCCTTGTGGTGCTGTATTGAAGACATGAATAATTTCTGTTCCTGCTGTAGTAGATGATAATGCATTTATGAGTCCTACCTGAGTAGTAGAGTTGATAAAATCTACAACACATACTTGAAATGTTGGACCTACACCGATATTAATATATAGAGACATTCCAGGCAATATTCCTGTAGTACTTCCCATGTTTAGGATTTTACTTCCTGCGGTGTTAACGCCTGTTACAGTAGTAGATATTCCTGTAGTTGCACGATATACTTGATCTGTTTTATATGATCCTGCATATGATCCTCCACCTGTAGCACTATAAGCGGCACTAGTTCCTACATTATAATTACCTGTTCCTTGTCCTTGACAAATTACTCTTGTGTAAATACCATAATCTGAACTATCTTTAGAGGTAGCCGCTGTAGATTGTGAAATATCGTGATCGTATGCCATTTAAACTAGTTGTACTCTTGAAGCGATTGTTAAAGAACCATCCGCTTCTTCTCTTGGAAAATAGTTGGGAGGTCCATATTGTATAATTTCATTAAATAAATCCATTTCTCTAATGTTATTATTATACACATAATCAAATGGGGGAACTTGCACTGGAATTGGTGGTGGTGTAATTACTGCATAAAAAGGATCAGAAGAATTTTGAAATTGAAATCCTGCTCTAGTTAATACTTTTAATAATGCATCTTGAATCATATTAGCGTCAGTAATTTGAATTAAGTCTCCCGCTGTCATAGACATTGTAGTAATATCATATAATTGATTATCAATAGTTTTTACATTAAATTTCATATTACTTCCTCCTGCTGTAACGGGTTCTGTAACTATTTTAAAACTACGTCCTAAACTATTTCCTGATTTAATAAAAATAGTTCTTCCTGCGTATGTTTGCCCCGCCATTAAAGGAGTAATTCCATTTACTGTAGCATTATTAACCGTAAAAGTAGCCTGTGAAATAAGAGTTCCTACCTTTACAACAGCAGCACTTACAAACGGTGCTACTGTAATATCTTCATAAGTAGCATAGCGATAAAAATCAATATCAATTTCTTGAGGATTGCCTAATCCAAATCCTGCTTTAAGTGATGAATCATAAAATGCTGATGTAAGGTAATTAGTATTGAAAATTACCTCTCCTGCTCCACCGACAGTTTGTATATTTCCATTAGATGTAGTAATGGGAATTGTATCTCCAACAGAAACTACGTCATTACCTACATGACTAAATTTTAATGCCCACATTCTAGGTGTAGGCGCTGTTGCCCAGTTGTAATAATATGCGCTAGTTGATCCTGCTCTTAATACTTGATAGATTGTAATATTTCCATCAGAGTAAGTTTGTACCATTGCTGTACGTGGAACATGAATTAAATCTGGTGTAACTGGATAATTAACAATATCAAAACTAAGTAGTTTAGTTACGCCTGAAAGTAGAATGGGTAATCTCTTTTCCCCCGTAGTAGCATCTACTGCTTCCCCTATAGGTCCATTAACATATAATGTTGCATAGGTTACAAATCCTGTGTCTAGTCCTTCTGTTTTATTTATAACTCTACGTTGCCATCTAACCATAGTATTTGGCTGTAATAGATTAGCTAAATATTCTGATGCATATTGATCTACTCCATTTAGGGTAGCGGATGATGTAACGTTATTTCTAGAATAGGTTACTGAAAAATCCTCTGCTACATATCCCGTAATATCAACTGCTGCATTAAATGTTGGAAGTGTATAGGGATTACACGATCCATATTGCAATGGTGGAATATAGTTAATTCTAACTAATGCGCCTTCATTCCATGTGCCTGAAGTAATTGATGCTACTGTACCACACGGACGATCTAGAGTAGCAGCATTAGCAGCACAACTAATAATTGTATAAATACCTTGTATCCAGTTTGTCCCGACTGTAATATCAATTGCTTGCCCTACATCTGCTGCAACAAAATTGTGTGTTGCTGATGTAACTACGGGTGCAGCATTTGTTGAATTAGTTGATGCAAGGTCTGTACCACTAAGAGGCGCGGTAAGGCCCATAAACGTTCCTGTGCCCGTTGTTAGCCCCGTAAGTAGTGTTGTTTGCGTAGAATTTAATACATTGCTTGTTTCCACTTCTTGTGCAGGATTAGTTCCAATATATAATTCAATTCCTATTCCACCATTTTGATTAAGTATATTTGTGGTGGACATAACATTCAACACTGTAGATGTAGCAGCTTGACTACCTACTGTAACTGTTTGCCCTCCTGTAGTTGTAGCAGATAATGCTGCACCTGTAGAATGTTGTAGGGTAACTTCAGATGGAAGTAATGCTCTATTGAATAAGGCAATTTCATCTATATACATTGCGGGAGCTAAATGATCTGTAGTATCAGCGCCCCACCAAAAAATTCTACTTCCTCCAATAGCACCACGGCTAAATATAGTTGTAGGAATTGCAATTTGTTGTCCTACTACAGCATTTACGAATATAGTTCCTGTAGATGTTGTAGAATTACCAGTGTTATTATTTACCATTGCAACGTGATACCAAGTATCTAATTGCATATCTCCACACTGTACAGAATCGGCGGTTAAGTCTCCTACACCGCCTTGCGTTAAAATTACTGTATTAGTGATGTGTTTATATTTACCATTAAGGTTAAATGCAGCAGTTCCACCATAAGGATTGGAATAATAAACATCAAATAATCTATCTGCTCCTAATATTCCATATACTGAAGATGGGAATCTAATCCAAAATGTTACTGACCACGGATTATTATTTTCTGCATTAAGAAGAAAGTCATCTGCTATTCCTGGTGGTAGTATTAGATTACCTAGTGGAGAAAAATTCATGTATTTAGAGTAGTCTGTTCCTACTTCAGCCGGTAAAGAACTAGAAAAGTTATTTGCTCCAGTAATGGTAACTGTATAAGTCCCTGCTTGTGGATTGCTTCCTATGTCAGCAGCAGAGGTTCCTGTTGTTTCGCCTAGTCTATAATAATGTAATGGTCCTTGTGCTGATACTACTGCTTCATATGTGGTGCCGAGTGCGTATGGTATATCATCGGTGTCAACGCTTTCGTCCAGCAGGTTCGCATAACAAGGATTAATAGTTAATGAATACGCGTTGAATGTGTCCGTGACTTCCAAGTTGCCAGAGGCTAGATAGGCATCTATGTTCGGAATGTTGGACATTAATTATTCTCCCATACATTTGTAGTTAGTCCGGGGATAATTATGTTATAATAATCCACGTCTAAGTATGGAAATTTCAAACCCTCGAACGTTACGGACCCGCTGTAAACATGGTCCGCAAGCCCGAAACCATGCATAATAAAACTTGTAATTCTACAATATAGTCTCCAAGTATATAATCCTGAAAAAATTGCTCCTGCTGAGAGTGGTGCGCTAGTTTTATATATCCCAAATTCTTGGTTGTATAATAGGGTTAAAGCACCTACACCTGATACATTATTTATAAAAAACTTAGTCGTATCGTAGACCATAGATTCAGAATGAAAAGCAATATTAGAAGGCGTAAATCCATACGGAAATGCTGGATATGTCGGAGAGAAAAATGTTTGTAAATCTCCACTAGGATTAGCAAACATCACAGGATTAGCAGTTCTAGACATTTCATCATCAAACTGTAGCCAAAAAGGAGTATTAGTTTCATACAATTGTTTTAAGTAATTATACATTGTATTATCCATCCATGATCCTTGTTCCCAAGTACCTGTAAATGCTTGGTTTTTATTTACTCTTTGTGATATTCCTATTCCGGTATTAAGAATATCTGCTGGAGTATGCACAGTTACTAAATTAGAACCATCGGCGGTACCTACAACTGATTCTCTAACGCCGTAAGGAGATTGATTAATAGCAGTCCATTTGCCGGGGGAAGTTACAAATTGGACGCCTCTTACGATGAAAACGTTTGGAAATAGCGTAGTAGACATGGTTTACCTGTTCAGAGGAATTTGTATACTCCACGCGGTATCTGAGTTGTTGGGCGGCATCTGCTGAAAAAGTACCTTACCAACATATATTCCTTGAGGATAATCCACAGGTTCTAACACACATTCAGAAATTCTACAATAACACTTCCATGTATAATCCATAGTTAATACATTACTAGAGGTATAAGGTGTACCAAACAATACTATACCCCGTTCATTATCTACAGTATACCCTGCTGATATAGGTACACCGTCTACATAGATATGATTTGAATAAGATTGTGGTGTAGTAGGAGTATTAGCAAATGGTTCTATTGGATAGGTGGGTGTTGCATATGTAAGATAAGTTGTATCTACGGGAATTAAATATCCTCCTACTCTACTCATATGGTCGTCATATTGTAACCAGAAGGAAGTATTGGTAGTTTGTAAATTCATTAAAAAATCTTTCATATCTGCATACATAAAAGAATCTGCATCCCATGTAGCTTCCCATGCTTGATGATATATTTGTCTAGAGTTAATATCATTTCCTCCTACATCTTCAGGCCGTTGCACTACAGTTAAATTACGCCCATAAAGCATAGGAGTAGTTCTAGACCTTACTTGATACATAGATTGTTGTACTGGTTCAAATGATCCTGGTGTACAACCAAATTGCACACCTTGAACGATAAATCTATCTTCAATGTTAAATAAGCCGGAAACTGACATTTAAATAGCACCTAACCGATCACCCGCGCCTAATGCTCTACCGCCCACGTAAGCTGAAGCAGCAGAATAAACATTAACCTTAGTTCTATAGTAATCTCCTACGGGACGTAAAGATTTATCAATTCTAGTAAGTAATTCTGCGATCTTTCTTCGATAAGCGGCTGTAGCGGGGTCTTCTTGTCTACCAAATAATGAACCAATAAGTCCACCACCTAATGTACCTAAAATTCCACCAGTAACCGTTCCTAATCCTGGAATAATACTTCCTATTCCTGAGCCAATTGCACCACCAATACTTGATCCCGATCTAGAATCTCCACCAAGATTACCACCAATCACTGATGCAAGTATTTGTCCATAATCTCCGATATTACCGCCATTAATTAATTTACCTGGAAGGGTTACTCCATTTTTAGTTACTGATGTTCCTTGTCGTTGAATATCTCTTAATGCATTATTTAACAATGAGTTTTGACTTCCTCCTACGGCTTCAATTACACTTCCAATAGTAAGACTTCGTTTTGGTCCCATCAACGCCCCTACAGCGGCATCTGCTGCTGCACCTAATTGAAATCCTTTATGCGCTGAACCATAATCTTGAATCTGTAAATCATTTCGTATTTGTTCAGGTGTTCTTCCTACAGTTCTAACGCCTCTAGCTGCTGCAAACTTTGTTAAATCATCCCCCTGTAAACTTGTATAATATGCAGCCTGAGTATTAAATGTGTCTGCCATTGAACCGACAAATCCAGGTGCCGCACTTCCATATGCAGCAGATTTTGCTGCTTCTAAGCTTTTACCTGATAATATTCCTAGATATACTGTATTTGCTTCAATAGCTTTAATTTGCTTTTCTATTGCTTGAATTAATAAGGAATCTGATTCGGCACTTTTTACTCCTTCTGGTGTTGATAGATTAGCGCCCTTAATTCTTTGATTAGCTAAAGCAATTCTATAATTCTTTAATGCTATTTGTCCTTGTGGTCCTGATTGGCCCATCCCTTCAGCATGTGCGGCCATAAACATTTCTACTTCGTTTTGTCCTGCGGAAGCATTAATTTCAAATAAATTTTTAGTGTATGCTGCTCGTGCTGAGTTTACTGCATCTATATATCTTGCGGCTGTCTGTGGGTTACCTAGACGCTCCTGTGGGCTATATGTACCGTTAGCTCTTGCTATCTCTGCATTAAATGTAGCTTCTGCAATACTTCTACGTCCCGCGAAATTAAGACTACTCATTCCCAGCGAGGATATTCCTATACCTCGCTGTGCTGCGTTAAAGGCCATTTCTGTAGTAAATTGTGCCTGTTCTCTATTATATGCAAACTTTACTGTTTGTTTCTCTACTGCTATTTTAGCAAGTTCTGCATTCATAGCATTAGTTGCTTCTTGTGTGGCGGGACCATTACCAGAAATAAATGCTCCCATATATTGTAGTTTACGCGATTCATTAAGTCTAATACGTGCTTCAACTTCTCGTTGATTTAATTCTTGCATCTTAGCACTATAAACAGCAGTAGCACTTCCACCTGTTCCTGCTGCTAATGTTCCACGTAATGCAAAACTATCTGCTACTCCTGCTGCTCCCGCTGTAGCTAAGCGCGAATATTCTGAAAATCCCGCTTGTAATTCTTCTCTTGACCCTCGTAATGCTGCACGTTTAGATATTTCTTGTCTATTTAATTCATCTTTATATGCTTGTAATGCTTCATTTTGATTTTTAGTATTATGTGATAATAGTTTAAAAGCAGTAGCGGGATCATCAGGTAGTGGAGATACTTGTAACCCTTTCTTAAATGCTACGGGATCACCCGATAATCCCTGCATTTTATCTCTATATTGCGCCCTAGCTAGTATTTCTTGTTTCTGTTGTAACCGCATAATTGCAGAAGCTTTAGCAATACGATCTGCCGGTGTATTGGTTGGCATTGCATCAATGTATTCTTGACTAAATGCTACATCTGCTTGTGCTTTAGCAATCGCCATAATAGTATCTGAGCGATCTGGTGTAGTATATTGTATTCCTGGGTCACCGCCTGTGACTTTAGGTGGGGGGGTTAAATCAGTATTACCAACCACATTAAAAGGTTTTGTTCCTCGAAAAGCTGCTCCAATAATTCCACTTGCTCCCCCTACTCCCCCAGTACCTACAACTGATGAATTAGCGGAGGATATAGCGGAATTAATATTTTTACCACGTTGAGACATAGCTAAAAGATATGCTGCTTTATTTGTTAGGGGTAATCCTGAAATAAATCCAGCATTATTTTTTTCAAATGCACTTAACGCATCTTGTTGTTTATTTAAATTTGCATGTTCACTAGACCAATATGTATTCCACTCTGCGGCAACTGCGGCATCATTCGGTTCTTGCCCTATAAAGTATTTTCCTGTTTCTCTAAGTGCTGCTACATATGGTCCTATAGCCTCTTCCCCGCGTGTCTTACCAGATTGCCTATTTAGCCATGATTCAAAACTTTCTCTTCCTGCTCCAGGTACACCTTTAAATAACTGTTGTTCTTTATTATACGCTTGCCTAGCTGCTTGATTATACGCCTTTGTAACCCCTAAATATTCAGTTGCTAATTGTGCTTGTGGTAAAAATCCTGTTCCCCCGGGAAAGTCTTGATTTAATTGCATACCAGCAGCATTTATTTGCATAGGACTTACTCCAGATAGTTGTCCACTAAGTCCAATAGCACCTTTTTCAATTCCTTGTTGGCCCTCTCTTACTTGTTGTATATAAGTAAATAATCCAGTAACTAATAATCCTATAACTCCAAGAAATCCTACTACCCCGGCTCTAGCTTCTACAGCTTTAACCGCCATTCCTTTTACAAATACTCCTACTACTCCTAGAAAACCCGCTAGACCTAATACTTCAGCCAAATTTCCTTTAAACCCTGAAAGAATAGAAATAGTGCCGGTTGCTACTTTACCTAGTGCTGCTAATACTCCCGCTACATCATCCCCAAATCTTTTAGCCGCCCCGGATGAAACCCATCGTTGTACTGATGCAGACAATCGTTCCATAAAAGGAAGAATTACTGGCATAAGTTCTACGCCAATAGTCTGCTTCATTTTTACAAAAGCAGCATCTAATTCCTTCATCTTACCTTCGGGAGAATTAGCAATTGAATCTAGAACTGGTTTAAACTTTTCTATTGCTTTTTCAAATAAATTAAATAGTCCTTGTGGACCTTCTGTTTTAGCAGTAGATTGCCATGTATCTGTTGATAGTCCGATATTTTGTAGAGTTCTAGCAGAACGTCTATTTAATACGCCCGTACCAAAAGGTTGTAAATTAGCTGTTAATGATCCTGCTTGGTCACCAAATAATCCTCTAAGTTCAGCAACCTTAGATATAATTTCAAGCATTTGATCTTCATTGTATCCCGCTTTATTTCCCGATGTAATCCCTCCACGTTTAGATGCAAGTAATCCTAAATTAGCAGTATAAACATCTGCCAAATCTTGTGTTGACATTAATGCTTTAGGTGCTACTTGTGCAATTTTTTGATATAATTCGTGACTGTGTTGAACTGCACGATTTAGATTTTCTGCATTAGATACTGATTTACCTTGTGCATCTAAAAATTTATAATAAGTATTTACAATTCCCGTCAGTGCAAGTTCTGAACGTTTCATTTCAGCAGCAGCATCAAAAGATTGTTTTACTCCGTATACTCCAGCACCTACAGCACCTAATCCATATAAAGATACTCCAGCAAGTTGTGCAACATTTGTAGTTCGATGATTAAACTCATTAAATAGAGAATTATTTCCTCTTCCAAAAGGTACGATTGGTGGTGAACCTGCACGTCCTGCATTTTCTATGGCTTGTGGAGTACCGCCGTGCATCCATGCATTTAGTTTTCCTAGTGGAGAAAGTGCTTGAAACTTTTTTTGTATTTCTAATTTTTTAGCAGCTTCTAATTCCTCTTGTTTTATTCGTGCATTAGATTCTGCTTTTGCTATTTGTGTTTTAAGTTTTTCTGCTTTTTCAAAATCTTTTACTTGTTGATTGATGGAAGAATTTACCCTATTTGCGGTTTGTTGCTGTAATTTATCTAAATCTTTTTGTAATTTCTCTGCATTTCTTATTGCAACTTTATATGCTTGATCTGCGGATTGTGTATTTTGTCCATATACATTAGTAAAATTAGGACCTCTACCTGATCCTGGAATATATGAGTCTATACGTCCGGTACTCGCCGCAGCACTTAGCGCCATTTGACGCCCTACATAGGTACCTACCTCGCTGTGAGAAACAAATTGTCCTCTTTGATTAATAAACTGTCCTGCTGCATTTTGTCTATAAAATGCATTAGTAGCCATTCCTTCTGAAAGAATGTCACGAAGACCCTTTTTAACCTTTTCGGCTTCTTGTAGATTTAAACCTATTCCTAATTCAACAAATACTTGTTCGTTACCAGCCATTTCTTCTTATTTATGTATACCTTATAAACTACTTGCACGATTATATATTTGTAATTGTTCATCATAAACCGCTTCTTCATAATATGCAATTAGCATATACTGTTCTAGTTTAAGAACTTCAGGCCATTTAATACCACATTTATTAGCAACTAAATATAAAACTCTACCCCAATCTTCACCTTCCATTTGTTCATCAAATGATTTAGCTAATGGATTTTGGATAGAGTTATTATTTATTCGATTATTTCGTTTTGAGTTTTTGAGGGCTTTTTGCCTGATTTGGTATTCCCGTTCTTGCTGGGTAAGTTTTTTAGTTCATCTTCCTTTAGTTCTGCATCTTTAACAAGTTCCTTTTCAATCGTATCTGAATTAAAAACTGCTGATACTTTAAGAAGTTCGTAGAATACTGTTTCTTGAGTTTCTTCATTAACTACAATATTTGCAAAGTTTCCAGGTAAAAGATTTAGAATTTCTTTTTGTGAAATTGGATGTAGAATATATTTACCAAATTCATCAAATCCTACAATCTTACCATGACAGGACATAATATAAGCACAAAGATTTAACCTAGCAATAGCAGGATCACCGTAAAGATAACCTACTTCTGGAATTAGATATGCACCATCTTGATTAACTTCAATCATGGGTACATCTTCACCTTCTTGCTTTTTTAGATAGCGTTGATATTGCAAGAATTCAAATCCCATAATGAGAGTTGTAGTTTTATCAATAGTTTCTCCATTTTCTAAATTATATCTAATATAATGTTCTGCTGAGAGTGGTTTTACAAGGATGTAGGTATTTCCTTCTCGCCAAGGATCAATAAGTTCTCCTTCATCATTATATTCTTCAATACCATCAATAAGATATTTACGATCATCTAGCATTTTTACAAATGATCGCTGTCCTTTAATATTTTTCTTTTCGGGTGGTTTTGGTACGTTAGGTGTAGAAGATTGTGGTTTACGAATAGGTAGTGTTGGTTCCATAATAAAAATGTGGTATTGCTTATTACACAATACCACATTTTACTACTTTAAATCAAGTAAATTTATCCAGAAGGTCCAATACCAGAACCACCGCCAGCAGTACCGCTAGAACCACTACCTGCACCCCCACCACCAGCACCACCGGGAGCATAAGGATCAATGATAGGACTAGTTGGATTAACAGGAAGATAATTAAGGTTACCCTGCGTTTGAATACCTGTAGTATCAGGAGGATAGACCGTAATATAATTAGTAGATGGGAAGAACGCTGATGGCACTTCGCTGGTTGTAAGTGTAACTACAATATTAGAGTTCCAGTTTTGATAATCATAAATTCCAATCATATCACCAGACAACATAATTACATCTTCGCCCTGAATAGGATCAGCAAGAGTAACAAACATTGTCTTTGGCATATAGAACTGAAGAAGATCAGAAATATCTTGCCTACCAAAAGTTAATGAATAAGCATCAAAGTTAATAACCTTTCCTGGTTTAAATGGAAATCCTTGATATTGTACACCAAGAAATTTTCTAAGATGTTGTTCTGTCTCAGAATAGAGTGTAAGGTTTGTACTTGCACTAAATCCTTGTGCATAATGACTAACAGGACCACGCTTACCGTTTAATCCTCTTCGTTCTCTAAGATCATTAGAAAGATTAATTGTAGTAGCTTGTGTATAACTATCAGTCATGGAGCCGAGGGCACAAACACCATCAACATAGGACCAAACACTATTTGTAATAGTATCATATCCTGCACTCGTTGAAAGTACAATTTCATCACCTGAGAGTCCGAATGATGTTTGATCGTAGGTAAATTCATCAAGTCCTGCAAAATCTACTGTAGCTCTTACAAGATTATCTAGTCCAACAGAAAATGACATTGAAGAAACTTTAAGACCTGGATAAACCTTTCGGAATGATCCTTTCTTTACAATTCCTGTAAATGAGTTTACTTGACTAGATTGACAAGTTCTAAATTGATATGTATACGGTCCTGTACTTGAAAAAGTTGTAATATTGGAGGTAACTGTAGCAAGTGCAATTGTAGTATTAGCTGTAGTTGGTGCAGGACCACTTTCTACCCAAGTTCCACCAGAAATAGATGCGGCTGAACCACAGGCTTTGTTTAGGACTGCTCCATTAAGCGGCGCTCCTGCTGCTCCTGCTCCAAATACTCCAACTACCGTATAAGTTCCTGTAGTCCAGTTTGTACCGGCAGTAACAACAATAGTTTGATCTAAATCAGTAATTCCAAAGTTTCTACTAGCTGATGTAACTACCGGATTAAGACTAGTTGCATTAGTTGAAGTAAGATCAGTTCCACTAACAGGACCATTGAAGATGGTTGCATTTCCAAGTTCATTACCGTTAGAATCAAGAATTGAAACAATCTTCATCAATCCAGTAAGAAGTTTAGTCCATTTTTCGGGAGTAAGTTCAAATGAAATATTTCCACCAGAACCGGTTCTTCCAATAGCTACCTTACGAGGTCTAGCACGTTCATTAGATAGTGCTGCACCAAAAAGATTAGCTGCTTGCTGCGTTAGTCCAATTGAATCTACATCAAGAATATTTTGTCCTACAACAGCGTATCCTTCTACGGGTTCAATATCATATGCAAAATAACTTTCAGCGCCAATTGCAACCTTTCGATAAGGAGATTGTCCTGAAGACATTTCGGTGGGTGAAATTGAAACTACTGTTAGAGTTGGTTTTTCTGTTTGTCCTGAATAAATTCCTGACGCATAAGTTCCTACGCTTGCGGGGCCTTGTACAGTAACCGTATCACCGGTCTGTGTAACCGTTCCTGAAGCGAGTAATCTAATTTCTAGGTCACAAGTTCCACCTTCATACCAAATACCCGCAGAAATGGAGGCAGAACTTCCGCACGCTCTGTCTAATGTAGCAGCACCCCCAGCAACAGAAACAATAGTAAATATTCCTGTAGTCCAGTTAGTTCCTGCTAAGATATTTAGCGGTTGCCCAACATCACTTTGAGTAAATGTATGTGAAGCGGAAGTTACTGATGGGGCAGCATTTGTACCATTTGAAGAAGCTAGGTCAACCCCAGCAAAAGTTGCAGGGAAAATATTAGCATCACCAGGAACACCAGCATTTAAGAATCTAGAAGGAACAACATAAACAGCAGCGTAAGGTGAACCGCCAGCAGCAGCAAAAGTAGCTGTAGTAAATGATGGAATTAATGGAAGAGTAGTCGGTGTAATTTGCTGACGATATTCTGTTTGAAGATTATTGGCAGAAACATTATATTCTCCAATTCCTAATGCACTTCGATAATTAGCTCCCCATAATGCAAATGGGTGATTAGCTCCAGCGAGAGTTCCTTCATACCATGTACCGGCAGTAAGTGTTGCGGAACTACCACAAGCCTTATTTAATGTAGCATTTCCACCAGCAACAGAAACAATTGTATAAGTTCCTGTAAGCCAGTTAGTTCCTGCGGTAATTGTAATTGTATTGCCAACATCAGTAGCTAAGAATGTATATGAAATGGAAGAAACAACTGGAGTTGTAGTAGCAGTAGCGGCAGTTAAATCAGTAGTATGCGGTGTACCAGAAGCGCCAACAGCGGTAACTGTAGAAAGAAATTGAGTAGCAACTACATGTTGAGTATTAAATGGTCCTAAGAACCAAGTAGCGCCTGATGCAGCACCGGTTGATCCACAAGCGGCATTTAATGTAGCCGCACCATTAGCTGAAACAGCCGTAATTGTATATTTACCTACAGTAAAGTTTGTACCGGCAGTTTGAATATAAAGCGTTGATCCAATGTCTGTAGTTTGGAATTGATAAGAAGCAGATGTTACCGTAGTCCAAGGAGATACAGAAGCAAGATCAGTACCATCATAAACACAACCAACTAAGTGAGTATCAAATCTAAGATTAGCTTGTACACCATTTGCTACACTATTAACAGAATAACCAAGAACCATTGTGGCACCATTAGCTGTAAAAGTAGTGCCATCATTAGTTCCTGATAGTGCTGTGGGATATAAGACTCTAGTTTTTGGCATTATTTATCTTCCTTATTTAATTCTAATGTGGGTTCTGCTTTGGGTTTTGTTATTGGATAACCAATAGGTTCTGCTGTAGGTTCTGTAACATTTTCTTCTTTAGGAATAATTTCATCTAGATTATTACTAATTTCTACAAATTCTCCACGGTGAGTATTTACAAGTCGTCTATAATCTTCAAAATTGGTTACGGTAAATGGTTGTCCTTTTTGAAATAAACACTGACCATCGCTTAAAGGTTTATGAAGAATAGTGCCTTCTGATGCGACATATTCTAACACCCATTTTGGTTGCATTTATACATTATACTTGAATAATTTACTGTAGAAAAAGATTATGACGCAGACTCACAGGTAAATGTAATTGTGCATCCTTGTCTTGCTAGTGAACCATCTTCCTGTACTGACCAAAAATAATCCCATTTAATCGGCCCTTTACCAGTAAAATTATTAACTGTACTCATTCTAAATAGTGCGGTAAATGTTCTTACTTGATCTACTAATGTATAAATATCTAAAATTGCAGCATTATAATTTGTAAAACTAGAAGCATCGGCAGTAACAAATGGTGCTAGAACCATTATTTCAATTTCTGCTTGTTGTCTAAATGCCATTAATCCTTGTAATTGATTAGCATTAATTCGATCAATAAACATATTTCCTCCACCTGTACTTACTACAATTATAAAGTTATTATCTGGAATATTTTGAAATGAATCTTGTTGCATCCAAAATACATTACATAACCCTGATATAAGTGGACCACCATAAATTCTAAAAGTATCTCCTGGTGCCGGTTGTAGGGAACCTCTCATATCATCAGCACAAATAAATTGAGTAGGTTGTGCTGCATGACTATAGATTACACAACGAATGCCTTGACAAGCACCCGATGTAAATTCTATGATACAGTATTGTGCTTGATTAATTGTAGTAAGTTGTGTTACAGGCGATGCTGTATAAAGTACACGATTCTGCCACAATGAGACGGTCAGAGAATCTATTTCAGTAAAACTAGTAGCAGATGCTAATGACATATTAGATGCCAAACATTTTGTTAAATGGGGAATATTAATCTGAAATCTCCTTTCTAACTACACGATCCACAATTTTTTGGAGGTCCCGCAATACTCCCCTGAAAGCCCCGCCCAAATAATAAATTCCTTCACGTTGCACTTGTTTATATTTTACTCGTCTATTCATTTTAAATGAAAAGAAACTTACATTATTCATTTGAGTAAATTCTCCACGCGGTTTGTTATACATAAAAGCATCAGGGCGAATTCCTCCACCCGCCATAACTCTTACCCTATTTTGATTAGGATAAACCTTCCATGTAATAGTGTCATAAAGTCTAATACCGCCGTATCTAGTATCTGTTCCTCCACCACCAGGAGGATACGCTGAACCTCTAGAACTTTGTGATAAAATAATTCTTGCACGTCTTCTTGTCTCCTTACCGAACGCCTCTAAAACTTTGAGTTTTAAATCTTGAATAGAATGATGTGTAGCAGATCGTTCATCTAAAACTTCTTTAATTTGTTGTGTAAGTTTAGGTATATTTATGTCTACATAAATTAGTTCTTGTGATAAGTGGGATGCTACACTCATTAATTTATTACTCCATCAGCAGTGTTACTAGTATTCGCCACAGCATCCCTACGCGATAATCTAAGAATTTTCTCGTTTGAATTACTAAATGACGCGTTGAGGAAATCTACTTTGAATTGTTCGTAAGGTTGGGTACTAGCAATCCACATACCATAAGCATTCTTAACACTTGTAATTACTATAAATTGTCCCATTTGTAAATCATATTGAGTAGTTACTGTTAATATCCACGGTGAAGTTCTATTTCTTTCTTTATCTGCTTGCCCTTCTTTACTAAATTGTGCATTTTGTAAATGTCCTACTAACCCTGAGTATACAACTGTATTACTCGGAACACTGTGCATATCTAAAACTTGGTACACTAAATCTATTACATTAAAAGTGACATTTTCAAACCATGAACTACTAGTTGATAATAGTGGTGTAATCATTAAATATTACCCCATTCATTACTAGTTTTCTGTATTTCCGTTTTCACGGTATTCTCGTGGCTTATTCCAAGCCCGGAATTAAGCGTATTGATAGCGGCATTTATGTCTCTATCATGTAAAGTTCCACACTCTGTACACTCCCAATTCCTTACCTTCAAGCCTTCCCAACCTGTAGGCCCGGTACGAGCATTACAGGTAGAGCAGGTCATGGTGGAAAACTTACAATCAACTTCTATGTATTGCCTACCGTCTGTACGACACTTGTATTCTAACATTTTTTGAAGTTGATAATGTCCTGAAGAGGACACAGATTTACCAAATTTTTTAGCAACATTTTTATGATTATCTTTACTAAAAACTATTAATTCATTTTCACTTACTAATTTTCTAGAGAGTTTGTGATTTCTGTTTTTTCGTTGATTAGCAATTTTTTCATTAATTATAGCAGCAAGTTTCTTATTATGCCCGCGTTGTGCTTGTGCTAATCGTTCCGCATTAATTTCAAATTCACGAGGATGTTCAATTTTATCACCATTAGATAGTGTAAGTAAATGTTTAAATCCTGGGTCAATTCCTACTTTATTATTACTAATAATAGATATTTTTTTAGGTTTAGTATCTATAGTTAATACTGCATACCAACCACTTACTTTTTTAATAATTCTTACACATTTAATATTACCTTCAGGTATTTGTTGTTTATGATACTTAATTTTACCTATTACTCGTAATTGTATTTTATTATTTTGTGGTTGTTTAATAATATCTGGAAATAGAATACTATTAAGTTTATTTCTTTGTCCTTTAAATTTAGGTTTACCACATTTTTTCTTTATATATTGTTGGTATAAATTATATGCAGTCATAGTAGTACACATCATAGTATGACTAGATACTCCTAATTTTTCACTATGATTTACTAATAAATTTACAAAATCAAATTTACTATTATAATATATATTATCTTTAGCATCTAATTCAATTTTTCTTATAGTCCAATTCCAAATAGAGGTAAGTATTGGTAACCAGGATTCTAATTGTTGTTCCTGATATTTAGTAAGTTTTAATTTAAGTTGATAATTAATCATACTAAAACCAACCTGATGAAGTTAAAATAGGTGTAGCAGACATTTTTAAAATCCATCGGTGTTGAAGATCGCTTTGTTCACCCAAGGGTCCAAGAGTCTTTGAGCCATTGGAGGAATCATTTCAAAATCATTTGTATCATTAAAGACCACAGAACGCCCGTATGCGCCCTCTGATTTAATAAATGGATTAATTCCTATGGCCCTAAACATATTCTGTACAGTGGCGCATATGGCGTAAACAATGGTATCAGGAATTTGTGGTAATCCCCACACTCCAAATACTTGAATATTTTGCGAACCTTGAATAAAGATAGGAGTTACAGAATACGGTGTTACTCCTGATTGATCGCCGCCTTGTTGTCCAAAACTTCCACCGCTATAATATTTTCTTTCAATCCATCTATAAACTGGTGTACTTGCAATCTTTAATGGTGTATCTGGTTTAAGTGTTATATCAGTATTCATAATATAAGTATAGATTACTGATACTCCATCAATATCAAGAAGATTCATAGCAAGTACATCTTGAATATATAAACCTGGGAAAATTGTAGTATTTCCATGTCCACTAAAAATCTTATTTACACTTTCATGCCATGTACCGGATGATGCATTTCCAGTAGTTCCACACGCAGTTGAAAGTGTTGCATTTCCTCCTGCTACAGAAGCAATTAAATATACCCCAGGAGTAAAATTAGTTCCTGATACAATACGAATAAATTGTCCTACATCTGTTGGTTGAAATGTATAAGTTGCTGATGTTACTACTAACCAACCAGAAGCTTGAGTTGATGCTAGATCGGAAGTATTACCGCCAATTTCTTGTAAGAAAGTTGTTTGACAATAATTTTCTACTAATTCTTCTGCTACTCCAAGATATGTTGTTATTTGCGCTAAGTTAGCTGTATTTGGGACTATCCCCATAAAATTAGCTACTTGTGTTGCAGACGCATATCCTTTGAGTGTATCGCTCAACTACTACTCCGTTGGTGTTTCTATTCCTACACCAGAATACTCTGTAGCGGGTTCTTGTACCGGTTGCGCTATTGCAATATTTGTATAGTCTGCAAGCGGAGTTGTGGGAATATCTTCTAACTTAGTATGTGCATAATCAGAATTATCTATTTCCTTTTCTCCTACAATTTCAATAGGTGAAACTGGCACTTCAGTAACTTCATCATCCCACGGTTCAGGGTCTTCAGGATCATAGTAGGGATTACCAAGTTCAAGAGTTCCACCTTTCATAACTTCATCAGCCCACCCCGGCTTTCCAAACTCTACAAGAAAATGAGGAAAATCTCTAAGTAGATCATTAGCATCTTCAGTTTTAGTAATTACATACTGATGTGATTTAAGATTATAAACACATTTACAAGTCATAGTTTCATTCTTTTTAGAAACATTTTTAATAGCTTTAAATTTAGGTGTTGCTGCCATAGTTATTCCTTCTTGAGAGTATAGCATAAAAGAAAGAAGGAATGCAAATTTTTATCTGCATTCCTCTTAACTTCTAAACTAAGTATTAATAGTTGTAGATTAGTGCTTCAGTCGGTTCAGTAGTAAGGAACATCTTATTAAAACTGAATCGCATAGAAGCAACCACTGCTCGTTGCTGAGAAAGAATCTGTCTTTCTGATTCAACCTTTAGTGTCATTCTGTCAGCAAAGGCATAAGCATCCTTATGCACGTAGAGTGAACACTTCTTGGTTGTGGTAACGTTATCAAAGACACCACTAGCATTAAGATTCTCATACATACGTGGAGAGACAATAATTGGGATATTATCCATACGAGCAAGTTCACCGCGAAGAACGGTAGCATTTGCAGCATATTTTTCCATTGTAGCAACTTCAGTAAATCCGAGCATTGTTGCATAGCTTTGCGGGCCTGTAATCGTAAAGAGTTGAGTAGGATCAACACCATATTTGAGCATCAATGCACGAGTTGAAAGGAAGTTTGCACGAGAAAGAGTACCAGAAGCATTAAACTTCGGAATAGTTGCTTCAGTACCAAGAGTAAGAATAGCTTGTCGAATACCATTCCAAAGGAATCTAGCATCAGAAGTCTTAGTGTTGAGTCGGATACCGTCGCCCTGGTCAAGTGTATTAGCCCAAAGTCGGTTAGTATCTGTATCCTGATTATCAAGATCATTAAGTGCAGCAGTTGAAGAACCATTTAGAACGGCATCTTCAATACCATCAGCAGCACCGTAAGCAAGATCACCATAGATTGCTTGAAGAATCGGGAAAACCGCATCCTGTTCAAGTTCATCAGATAGGTAAGTCACAACTCCATACTTCTGTGCAACAAACTTAATTAGGTTTGTACCCATGTATGAAGGAATAACCTTAGAACCAACTGACTGATTGAAGAAATCAGTAACCGCAGTTGCTTGGTTCATACAATAACCGCGAGTTCGGGCAGTTCGGATCGGATAGCTAAAGGTTGGACCTGTAGCAATAAATCGTTGGAAATTACCAGCAACTAGAAGTTGAAGCCAAATATCTTCGTAAAGATTACGGCTAAGAATCTGTGCAGGTACCCATTCTAGACCCTGACCACTGACGAGCGTGTCCATAGCACCATTAACGCCCTTTTCAAGAAATTCAATTCCTGGGATTTGCTCCTTAACAAGACGATCATAACAATATTTAAGTGTTGCCGGTTTAAGTCGTGCATAGGGAGAATCATCTTCTAGTGCTTCCTCTACACCGCCCTTACCCGCAACATAAAGTGCTAGAAGGTCATTAGCCTTTCGTGCATCCGTTAGTTCATCATACCTATCATTAGTCTTATAAATTGGCGCTTTCATTGCCTTTTCATAAGCAGTACCGTCAAGAATTAGATCGGTATCAGAATTAGAAAGATTGTTATTAACCTGGAAAGTTGACTTAATAAGCATCTTCTGAGGATCGGTGTCAGGAAGATTCTTATAAACCTCAAAAAGTCGATCCTTAGCAGCTTCCTCAAATGCTTCAGCATCAAGTTTCTTTACCTTATCTTCGGCAAGGGAAACTGAAACTTCAGTAAGACGCTGAACAGCTTCATTTAGTTCATTATAAAGTTTAACTTGGGTTTCATGAGACTGTCCTTTATTAACAGCATCAGAAAGACGTGCTTTAACATCTTCAACTGAAAGACTCTTGTCTTTTGCAATCGCAGCCAACATTTCCTCAACGACGATAGTGGGTTCTTTGTTATCCATAATATTTTCCTTCGCTATCGTTTAACGTCGGGTTGATCCCCTGCTTCCAGCTATTTCATATAATACCTATAAAATATTATTTAGAAAAAAGTTTTTAAAAACCAAATAGTCTATCGAGATATTCTAAGGTGTTATCTTTAGTAATCACTTGAATTGGATCAAAGGCTTTTAAGATAGATTTACTTTTTTCTACAATTGATTCTAATTCTTGTAATGCATTTAATTCATCAAATTGTGGAATTTCCGTAAGTTCTGCATCTGTAATGTCAAAGTGTTTTGTAAACTTAAATTGATCGTTAAGTTTTTCTACACGTAGAATTACGGGACATGCTGTTTTGTCGGTAGTACCGATTACATACCCATATCTAGTATCATTATCTTTTCCGAGATACTTTACGCAAGATAGATAGTAGAGGAACTTAGTCTTCTTTTTCTTACCATCTGCATCACCATCAGAAGGGACTGAAGGTGGTGAGGTTGGGAATGTAGTACCATCGTTAGATTCTTCAGCTACAACTACTTCATCTTTCGGTGATTTTGCTTTCTTAGTTTCGCCGGGATGATAACCTTTAGGTGGATTGAGTCCAAGGTGTGCAGCAAGTCTAAGTACATTTCGGCCAACCTGAGAAGGATTATCCGCATGTCCTCTTAAATCCCAAGCATCATCAACATCATTTTGATTTTCAATTGGAAATGAATTATGTGGTCCTGCATAATGTGTTGCCTTCCCCCCTCTATCATCCATATGATTATATTTAGATGGAGATTTATCTTTAGTTACAGAGGAAACTTCATTTACAGTTGTACTTTGATCTTTACGTGCTTTCTTATTAGCTGCCTCAATCTCTTCCTTAGTTTTAGCGGGAATTCCGTGTCCTGAATCAGCGGCTTCTACTGCTTGACGACTTCTATTTCTAATTTCTGGATTAAGGTCATTTTCTCCTTGTGGTTCTTTAGCTCCTAAAGTACCCATAATATTATCAGGATCAAGATATGCTTCATCGTTTTCTGTTTGAGCAGCTACAGCTAAAGGTTCTGGTTCATCAGGATTTGCTTCACGCATTTCTTTCTTACTTTTACCCTTAATAATTTCATCTTGATCTAAGTCAAGTTGTGAACTATCAAGGTCCATATCATTGCCGTTGCCTTGACCGTCAGCGCCTACAGAAAGACAATTGGTGACATAATGATCTACAGCATCTTTCATATTTTTATGTGCTGCATCGTAATCTACTTCACCAGGAGAGGAAAGTTTATTATGAAAATCTTCTTTAGCTTTATCTTTTGTTTGCTGATAACCATGAAGTAGGTGAAGAACTTGAGTCATTAATTTAGAATCATTTTCTCCATCACTATCATATTCTCCATGTTTACCACCAGAAATATTAAGATTTACAGAATGTGAAAGATATTTTAGTTCTGTTTTAATTCTATCGGGACCGTTCTTTTCAATATAATTATTTAGACTATCAATATTCTCATGTGCAATAGTATCAGCAACAATAATATCTTCATCATTAAAAAATTTTACTTCGGCATATTTAATATCGGTAAGTTTCCATTCAGGAATATATGATAAAGTTTCTCCAGTTTTCTCATACTGTGGAAATTGCTTTTCAAGAACTGCATATGCTTGTTCTAATCGTTTAAGAACTGCTAGTTGTTCTCCTTCTTCAAAAATTGCTCCACCTTTAGCACCTAATACTTTAGCGGTAGTGGTTGCAAGCATATTCCAATCATAAGCAAACCCCTTTTCTGTTACATGCCCAATTTGGAATATATACTTATCTTTAACACCTTCACGATTAGCTTTTTGCTTACCTGCATGTGTAAGTTCTGCTGCCTTAGTATATTCTACAGCGGTTGATGCATAATTTTTAGGAAAATCTACCTTAACACCCCCCGGGTCATATGAAGAATCAATATGTTTAGTTACTTCAATCCCCTTAAACATTGGTGTAAACGTATTTGTAGGCATAATTGTGTCTGCATTATTTTGACTTATTTTTGCACTTCCTGAAAAAACATCTGAATCGGGAACACTATAAACTTTAGAAGAAACTTCGATTAATCCTTTATCATACATAGTCCATAGATCATATACTTTAGCCTCTTCTGTAAATAGTTCAATACCTTTTACTTTAATATCTGTTCCATTAGGATTCATTGCAACAGGAACAAGAGAACCTTCTAGAAGATAATTTTCTTCTAAAATTGTTACTCCACTTTTCTTTGATTGTTTAAGATTCATAAATCCAGCAGATTGCTGTTTTAATACATCATCAAGAATAAGTGGCATTAATACATCTTTAACAAAAGGAATTGGAGTTAATGTAATATCATTAAATAAAAGTCCTTTATTATCAATAGTAGCTTCACGACATTTTCCAATTGGGATGGTTCTATCGTGGTTATAACAGTAAATAGGATTGCGATTATAAAACTCAAGATATTTTCTCCATGATTCTGCTGGACACCTATCTCCGGTTAAATCTACTTCATCTGTACTAATATATCCAGAAAAGACAAGTTTATCGCCTTTCATAGATTTTTCTACAATTTCACCCTTGAATGCTAATTCGTAGAGAATTCCATCAATAGAATTTTCCATGATTAGAGTTTACCTTGCAAATTATCTTCTAGTAAAATCTTACTAATTATTTCAATCATATCATAATCTTCAATACTTTCAATTGTTTTACTTCCATGTTCATCAGCCATTTGTGCTTCACCTTGCGAGGATTGATCCCTGCCGCCTTGCGAACCTGCTACGGTGAGGCTAGGACCTGTTTTGCCTGATTGTGCTGGATTACCCCCACCCGGTTCTCCAAATCCACCTTTAGACAGCGGACCTATAATATTATTCTTTAGTTGCCACATGGGTTGAGGCATATCTCCAAACTCTTTATATGCGCCTGTAAGTGGAGGCATACCATTAGCAATTCTATTTTCATTTACTGACATATACCCGGTATTAATGGCTGCTACCACACTACGCATTACAGTAAAGTCTTGTCGTTTTAATGCTGAAATATTTGCATAATTATAACGACATTCCCACTTTGGTCCTGCTTTTCTTTGAATAAATTTTGTAAGTTGTGCTTGAATTCTGGTAAGTAATGGTTTAACAGTAGAATTCCAAAACATTTCTTCTACCTTTTCAATATCTCTAGCATCACCTGTAAATAGTGCGGCAGGAACACCATAGAGCATTTGCGTAGTGCTGGCTGAATCTGCTATAACATCAATAGCTGCTTTTTGCGCCCCTCCTTGCGTTTCTATCTTTTCATACTTCATTTCATTTTCTAAGAATAGAGTACGATAAGCATTAGCAGGGCCGGAATAATCTTGTTCTAATTGTTTCTTCCATTTACGAATTTCATCGGCATTTACTCTGGAGTTCTTATCCATAGTAATTACTCCATTAAGATTGGAAGCTCTTTCAAAATATCTAGAAAGATCACCTTTAGCAAATCGTTCTTTAGATAAATCGTAGTCAAGACTATTCATCTTAATAAATCCTTGAAAGTTATCATAAGGATTATTTTCTTTAATATGAATTACATATTCTTTCTTAAAGAAGATTCGTTTACCTGCACGTTGATAAAGATATAAGGATTCTCCTGCTTCATCTGGTACGATAGAACACCACGTAGGATTCATGGGATATAAGAAGAAGTCTGCAATATCTTTATATTCTTCTGGTGCAGGTTCCATTGCTATATAAGCATTTCCAAAGACTAAGAGATAGAATGCCATCATTGATGTAAAATCTGTTTGAGTCATAGACTCATTTACATTCATTATAGTGTTAGCTGGAAATCCTCTAGTTACTAGTTGTTCATCGTAAATATCATCATCAAGACTTCTTTGTTTATAAACATTAAGAGGAACCTGCATAGCATAGTTACAAATTTTATCAACACATGCCATGAGTACAGGCATTTGTGCGTAAATTTGAGCAGCAGTAAGCGGACGTATCTTGCCTTTGTACGGTACGCCAAAGGTTGTACGCATGATCGCAAGTTGATCTTGCGAGGGGAAGCCTTCACCTAAAATATCTAGTTCGGTTACTAAACCTTTTGTAATTTCAGGTATTTTTTTGCCTTGGAAAAATTTAGGCCACGATAGAGGCATGTGACAATAATACCCGAATTAATTATACCTTAGATTTTAGATATTATGAATTAAGATGGTATCTAGACCCTTTTCAGCATCCCAAATATAGGCTTCACAAGCTTGAATATTACCTACAAAACCCTTACCCTTATGCCAAGCATCTGTAGCCGTAAGTGACGGAAGGATACGTACACGTACTCCGTGCTGTTCATCAACATCTACACGCCCAAAGGCTTTAGTTGTGTGTTTATGTCCGGTATGTACTTCCCTATATTTTGTAGCACCAAACATATACGGTTCTTCTACAGCAGTAATCAACGGAAGATCGGTTAGTTTTTCTTTATCTCCGTGAGTAAAGCAAAGCATCACTTTACCATATTGATAATATTTACGTAGTTTAGCAGAAGCATTAATATCTATATTTGCATCATTAGTAAAAGCTACTTCAAGCGCCATTCCAAGATAAGAGGTTGTTTCTTCATCGTGATTACCTGGAACTATAAGCACATCAACTGGGGCATATAGGCTAAGTCTACGAATTGTATCAATCTTCATATGTAAAACTTTTCTAAAGATTTTATGATGCCTAGAATCAGCAGTTTGTGGAGTACCGCCTGTAGTAGTATTTGAATTAGAATCAATATTAAATAAGTCTTGCCCAATTATAAAAAGAATTCTATCAATTGGACCTGTTGCTACAGCTTTATTAACAAGATCACTAATAGCAGTTTCATAACGTTTCGTAGCTTCAACAGAATCATAATTTTCGCCAGTTTCTTCTTCCCAACAAAGTTTATTAAAATGTAAATCAAATGGAGAAATCTCTAAAAGTCTTTTTTCTGTAAAATTTTCTTTATTATAGTAAAATGGTGATACTTTTGGAGATAGTGCTTTAAGTTCTTCAGCAAGTTCATTTAAGATTTGCTTTCCTTGAATTATTTCAACTCGTTTCTTAAATACTGCACTTACAGCAAAAAACTCTTCTACTTCAACAGCATCTTCAGAATTTTTAATTCCAAAATCCCACTTCTTGAGAGTCCACTTGACTACTTCCCATTCAGTTGAATCTACTTTACAATGCTCTAGTAGTTCTGCTAGTGTGGAAATTCTTTTCTTACTTACTGATTCGTGTGTCCATTGATTACCGTTGAAAGTATCTGAACAGTTTCCAAACGGTGTACTATTCTTTGGATATTGATTAGCAACTGACATTCCTGTTACAAACTGTGTTCCAATCGTACCAAATGTACTTTGCTTAAAAATACTTAATTGATCTGGATTCTTCTTTCTCCATCTTTTAATAGAAGAATGTGATATTCCCCATTTATTTTCAATCTCTGGTTTGGTTTTTATGTATAAATCTCCAATAAATTCATTAAATAAATCTATATTGTGGAGATATTTTTTATTTTGGTTTATCATAATATAATGGTTTTTATTAAATCTTTTAAATCTTCAGCATATGGACTTTCTTTACATAATTTTTCTGGAACTATTAATCTATATTGACTTTGTTTCCCATATTGTTCAGAAAAAATACACCATATTGCAAATAGAAAAGTAACGAGTCCAATGTCTGATTGTGTTGTAAAAACTTCTGGTAGCGTTTCTTTTGGTACTGTGGTAAATTTAATTCCTTTATATTGAGTTGAAATACGGGCAAGATAAAATACTACCTCAAGTAAAATTAATTGATCTTCATCTAATTCTTGATTATCTTTAATTGCTACACTATAAAATTCATTATAGAAATCAAAATCAAAATAATTATTTAGTAAATCTTCAAAATAAGGTGCAAGTTTTTCATCACATGTCTCAAATAATACTTGTAAATCCTGATAACCAAAATATCCTGTTTCAATTAATGTATATGTAAGTCGTAAAATTAAATTATAGGTATTGTTTCCTATAAATGATTTATATTCTTTGTTTTCTAATCTAATTAAAATTGATTGTAATACTGCATCTACAATATATAAGTTTTCTTGTTTAAATCTTTTTTCGTTTTCTATTGTCCATTTATCTTTATCTAAGAAATAGAATATATATTCTGTAATTATTGAAGTTTCTGATGAATTATCTGGATAAATATCTTTTGGTTCTTCTGTCTCACACTCTGATCCTTCTCTTTCTGATTGTTTCTTATATTTTGGAAACCAATCTATAATTTCTTCCTTACTCCAATTTTTAAATGTATTAGACATAATATCTACTACGATTCCGCTTAAAAGAGCATGAGTTATTAAATTTACTACATCTTTTTTTCTAGAAATATCAATTAGTTCATTCTGTTGCGAGTAAGATTCCAGCATGTAATTGCGCTTTGTTGATTTGCGCTTCTGGAATATTATACCCTATTAACGATTTTTTAGCAAGACTCATTAAATCATTTTCAGTTAAATTATCTTGAAAAGTGTTACAAATATACATTACACAAAGAAAAAGTTCAAAATAATTTAAGGGCCACAATCCTGTGATAGTTCTGGAAACCAGATCGACAGAATAATAAGCAGGATAATACGCATCGACATGAGTGAAATTAACAGCACCAAGAAACCGGGTAAATACTTCCCTAATATTTCTAATTTCCTCTTCATCAACGTTACTTAATTCAGAGTTTACCAAATAATCGGAAACTGTAGAATTAGTTGATATTTTGTCTAGAAGAGTTGATTTAACCAACCATTGCTCCACGGTAGAAATCTCTTTCAACCGTTGGTTTACTCACGTTCTTATTCATCTTCAATTTGCTCTTGTAGCGCCTTAGAATGAACGCTGTGGTACATGGAATATTATATTCGGCTGCGAACTCGGGATTAATCATCCCTACCTCAAATTCGCCTGTAAACTGAATCCCCATATTATCTGCCCCCGGAACAAAAGGACACTTAGTAAAAAATTCCTCTTCTGTCATTTTTGGAATAACACAAAGTAGTCCAGTTTTACTATTTAGGGAAGGATAGATTGCCTGTACTTCTTCCTTAACTCCTTTGGTTCCATCTTCATTCTTGAATGGTACATCTGCTACGATTGCGTATGGTTGGACTGTTCTGGAAATAAGCCAATCTCCGATTTCTACAAATCCACACTCTTCAAAGCAACGAACATCATAGGTTGTGTAATCATCCTTAAATCGCTTAATTAGACAATTATCAGGCATACTCTTTTTAACCCAAGGTGCAAGATTAAACTTCTTAAAAATATCCCAGGAATAAAAGAATTTCTTTTGCGGAGGAACAAATCCTTCGATGGTTAATGGAAGTGATTGATTGATTAAAACTTCTTCTTGGGAATATAGCGGCTCCAGTTCTTTTGAAATTCTCTTGTAAAATCCTTCCTTATCTTCAGGAATAAAATTAATTTCATTGTAAATTTTCTCCATTTGATCTGTTGGGAGAAATCCAAGGAAATAGTTTCGCATTGCATTAAACCACGCTTCTTCTTTCTCGGTTTGAGAAAGTTCTACTCGTGATTCAACATCGGTAAGATTTTCGTTCATTGTGGTTGGAATAGAAATCATTTATGTAGTTTATTACACAGATACAATGGCAATATCATAAGGATTAAATTTTTTAACATAATATCCCCCAAAAATAGTATTTTTAATTTGATCTACAGTAATATCATATGGTGCATTTATTTTACATGATACTAAATATTCATTAAATATTACTTTTTTAGATTGAAAATTTTCAATAAAATTCCAAATTTCATCGGGTGTAACCGATTCTTCATTTGATTCAGGAACCCTAGAATTTTGAATTGTTTCATTATTTGAATTGAAATAGACGCTTAGAGATTGATCTAATTTCCCGTTTTCTAATTTTACACAAAGATAAACCTCAAATGAACCGTTTAGTTCTGGACAATCGGGTGAATTATACGACCACACTCCAGAGTCTACGCGTTCTTCCTCATACCCAAGGTCAAGTAATTTTTTAAACAGTTGTTCAGTTGTCATAAGCTTCCCGTCCATTGAAGTAGTGCATTGGAGACACTATACCACACCCCGGCTGAAAAGTCAAGCCCTCTCAGAAAATTTTACCATCGTTACTTTAAATAAATCTTCTATATTATTTTTACTATATAAAACTTTTTAAATCCTTCATAATTTTTTAAACCATCTATAAAAAATTTAGCTTCCTATGTTATTTTTGCTTTTCAAAGCTAAATAAAGCTTTTCAAAGCTAAACAAAATTAAACAAAGCTAAGAATAACATATTATTCTGAGCAAAGCGAAGAATAATATTATAAAACTGAACGAAGTGAAGTTTTATATAAATAATATCATTTCTCTTTAGAGTCCTATAGTCACGACATGCGCGTGTGTAGCATAGTAGACAATCATTTGTCAAGCTTTTATAAAAAAATCTTATAAACCTTAGAAAAATCTAAGAAAAGTGCTGTACACGAGCTAAACAGAAGAAAACATAATTTTAAAAATTTTATAAACTAAAATTAACTTATCTTGTAAAAATCGGGTTAAAATACTTTACAGAACAAAAATATTCAATTCAAAGGGAAAGAACTTGCTAGTAATGCTAAGTAGACAGAACAAGGGTATACAGACGCCGCAGCGCAAAAATATTGCAAAAAGAACTTTTTATATTCGTAGAATTACTTTGAGTATAATAAATGAATGCTCCTAGCACAAGTTCCTAATACATTGCAGTTGGGAGATTATTTATTTACAATTATTGGTGTTTGTATTACCAGTGTAGGATTAGTTGTAGGTTTAATTTGGAAAGCCGCTTCACTAACAAATGACGTAAAATCGCTATCTTCAAAAACAATAGAGTTATTAGCTACCGATGTTCAACATAAAACTTTAATTGAAGCACAATCTTTAAGATTATCAATTTTAGAAACTAGAAGTTCAACTTTTCAATCGGATTTACATGATATGAAAGAAATGCTTCAAAAGATTTATGATAAGATTTATTTAGAACGATAATCTAAAATCACAATCATTTATTCCAAAACTTCTAGAAATTTCTGATTCATTCTCTTCATTAGCTTTTTCCCACAATGCTTTTAATCGTCTAGCATTTTCATACTTTGTAGTAATTTCTCTAAACCAAGATAATAATCCTAATTCACAAATTTCATCGGTAAGTTTTACAGGAACTTCATCATTTAAATCTTTAGTAATTTTAGATTTAATTTCATTAATATGTTTTTCTCTGTCATAAGCAGTAGCTAATTCTTCATTAGCGATTTGCCTACGTAATTCTTCTAAATCATCAAATTCTTGTTTTGGTTCTGGTTTAATTAATTTACTCATAATATTCTTCTTGATTTCTAATTGCTTTTTGTTTTCTTAAAAATTCTGTAAAATAAACATCCATCTGTTCATAAGTAGGACAGGATTTCTTATGGAGTTTATAATTACTCTTTAGAAATATATCATAGAACGGTTTTTTATCTTGATAATCTCCCAATATAATTTGAATTGGAAGTTTTCTTGCTATAAAATTAGAATAAAGTTTTGGTCTAAGAATTTTCTGTTGATAAAGATTTAAACATCTAATTTGTTTCGTTACAACTAAATAAGAAATAAAATCATTAATACAATAAATTACGCCTTTTGATGGTTGTTGTAAAGGTTTATTGTAGTATTTTACATCTAAAATATCAATACATTCATCCATTTGTTTAATTACTGCATTAATTTCATCCCAATCTCTAAAATTCATTACTTTTCTACAAATTAAAGCAACTTCTTGATAATCTTCATCTAAGCATTGAATAGAAAAATACATACAAGTTGGAGTTATATCCCAACGTTGACAAGGAGTAATTTCTATATACAAATAAGCATACGGCTTAGAGACGTTAAAAAAGGTACGGTGCAGAGCAGTTGAAAAAGTTTTTTCGTCTACCCCTTGACTTTCGGTGTCCATATGTTGTATGATACCTAACTGAACCTGCAAATAGATAGGTTTCAGGAGATAAAAACTTTTTATGGGATCAGTAACAGCAAGTAAGCCTTGGTATCAGAGTACTACAGTTTGGGTCAACGCTCTAACACTCGCGGTTGGAGCAGAGCAGTATTTTACAAATGATGTTTGGATTCAATCAAATCCGCACATTCTAGCATTTTTCGCTGGAGCATTAGCAGTCACTAATTTGCTTTTGCGATTATTTAAAACGGAGACAGCAATTTCATAATGACTGAAGATTTAGTTTTTACAACGGTTGAAGAACAATCTAGAACTTATAAATTTGCAGATAGAGATATTACTTATCAAAATGTGAATGAAATTTGCGTTAGACCTAGTGGAACACACAGACTTAACTTATCAGATGGGACAAAGGTTATTGTTTCTTCGGGATGGTATGCGATTGATATTGTTGTACCAAATTGGACTTTTTAAGGTATTATAAATAAACACATGAACAAAACACTCATTACACTTCTAGCTTCAACAGCTATTTTTTCAACTGCAATTGCTGATACGTCAGTTGCACAGCCGCTAAATTCAAATACTAATCAAACTGTAGTGGTTGCACCCGCACCAGGAAGTACGTGGTCAGGACTTGGCTATTTTAACTTCAAGGCAAATTCTTTTGCAGAAGTTATTGCAAATAAGTGGACTACGATTAGTTTTCTAGGAAAGTATTCTAAGATTTCACTTGATCTTTCTGGATTTGCCGGGTATGATGATAAGTATAAGACAGCAGTAGCAGGAATTTCTTTAGGACATTCTTGGCATATTGCGAATACGTCCGCTGGCCCGATTGTCGCTACTATGGCATTTGCTGGTAGTGGTGGTGGACAAAAGGGTACGTTTGGATTTGGGGCTATTGGCGGTATTAGTCTTCAATTCTAATTAGATTTGGTGGTTGGGGGCGTAGACTCGTGCTCAACGTAATCCCAAAATTTTAAGGTTGGTAGGTCTAAATCTCGGGTACCACGACAAAGTGACTGTAAATCCAACCTTAAAAACTTTTTTAAAATGACAATTTATGAGACATACTCTCTTAAAGATACGAATTAGAATCAGAGCATGGTTCTTAGAAATACTAGCAAAGGAAAATAAAAAACTTATAATGGCACAATTGGACGACCTTAACACCGCACTCGGAAATATTACTACAGCAGTTAATGCAGTAGTTTCAGACATTACCTCAGTTGTAACGAACGTTACAGCACTCCTTGCCAAGATTCAGGCACTTGAGTCAGCGGGAGGCCCCACAGACCTTACTGCGGCTCTTGCGTCTGCAACTGCACTAGAAACGGCAGTTAATACTTTGAAGACTACTAGCGATGGACTAGTTACGCAAAGTACACCGCCCGCCTAAAAACGACATTGCCGGAAACGCTGATGTGGGAGAAAGCGCCGGGACCATCTTGGAAATAGCTAATCTAAGATAAACTTCCACAACCAATACCCTATAACTACATCGTTTGACACATGAGAAATAGTACAACTTTAGGGTGTCCCCTACTTAAAGTAAGGGATTCAAAGAGGCTTCCGGCGCTGAGCCAATATTAATCAGCGCCATTGACAAATCAACATACTACAAGGTATAATACAGTTTCATGGGATTACGCGTTGAGTTAGGATCGGGTCCATCTAAACCAGAAGGATTTATTGGAGTAGATATTGTTGACCTTCCCGGTGTTACAGATGTTGTACATGATCTAGAACAATTTCCTTGGCCTTTTGAAGATAATTCTGTAGAAGAAATTATTTGTTGTCACGTATTTGAACATATTGAAGGTAAACTACGTGGTAAGTTCATGGATGAAGTATGGCGTATTTTAGAAATGGGAGGAAAGGCAACCTTCACTACCCCTGCTTGGAACAGTGAAAGATCTATCCAGGATTTCAGCCATGCATTTCCAGCTATAACTGGTAATAGTTATGCTTATTTTGTAAGAGATTGGCGAGAACAAAATAAACTTACATTTGGAGTTTATGATTTGAAATGTAATTTTGAAGTAGATGTAAAAGCTATGATTTCAGATAATTACTCAGAACTTAATAGAGGAAAAGAAGAAATGCACTCATTTGCTAAACATCATTTAAATACTTTTTCTGATATTGTGGCTACACTTATTAAAATTCCATAGTGCAGGTTTCTAGTATATATTGTTTAGGAAATTTTAAAAACTTAGGTGGTTCAATATGTTTATGAATACGCATAATACGCTTTGTTACACTATTATATTCAATTAAAGGAGAATTAATGTCAAAATCTACTTCTTTATTAATTTGTTTAGTTTTTAGTGACTTTAAGAAAGTTATGAGTTCTTCTTGTGTATTTACCTGAAGAATTCTATAAGTATGATCGCTTCGTCGTTTATTAGTTTTATAGGAACCAGGAATATATTTCCAAACTAGAGTAGGATTTGAATCAAAAGTAACAGTAATACCACGAGTACGAATTAGAATTTTAAGAATTTGAATATGATAAATTTCATCAGCATAATGAAAAGGAATAATAGATTCATCAACCATAGGGATATGATACCACATGACATGTAAGGAATTGATAGATAAGTTAGAGGAATTTGAACCAAATATGAAAGTTAGATTTTTTAATAAAAATGCACTATATCTGCCCTGTGATATTTCTAATGTAGAAGAACATCAACCTTATGGACCATTTACACAAATTTTTGTTAATTTAGAAGGAGAAATAGTAAATTTATCATGAGTAGTTTTAATATTTTGGGAATTTCAGGAAAAAAGTGTAATGGCAAGACATATATTGCTAACACAATCATGGCTACACGATCTGACGTTATTCAATGTAATTTTGCAGATGGATTAAAAGAGGAAGTTTCGGAATTTTTAGTTAATACGCCCTCATACACAGCACTTGAAAAATTAATTGATATGTTTGGGGAGCAAGAAGGCAATGCCATTTGGAATATGGTGTATTCTTGGCCCCACGTTGACCCACAGGGCCGTTCTAAATTAGGTGTACGACATTTCTACCACATAGGTTACGGAAGAGAGGACGCAAAACAAAAAATTAAGGATATTCTTAATACAGATAATCCAGAAAAAGAAAATTATAGAATGTTAATGCAATATTGGGGAACAGAATATCGCAGAAAATCAGATGATAATTATTGGATTAATAAATTTATTAAAAAAATGAATGAACTAAAAGAATCTGGTAAATATAAATATGCAATTTGTTGTGATATGCGATTTCCCAATGAGTATGATACTATTAAATCACTTGATGGTAAGACTATTAGAGTAATTCGTCCTTCTATTGGATGGACTGGGGATCATCCTAGCGAAACTTCTTTAGATTTAAAGAGTGTAGATGATTGGGATTGTATCTTAGTGAATGATGATACTACTGAGTTTAAAGAGAATATTTTACTAATGTTTCAAAATTTTGATACAGAAGGTATAATTAACGGAAGAGATTTGGGAGACGAAAATTAATATGGAACAAGAATATAATAAAGTTAAGTTAAATGTCGGCACTAAAGATTCTACAAATGTAGAAGGATATTTCAACCTATCCACAGAAGAAGTTGAATACTACCCGTGGGATTTTGATTGTGAAAGTGTAGATGAAATTCTATGTGCAAACTACTTACACTATGTACATTCATATGATAGATTTATATTTTTTGATGAAATTTATCGTGTACTTAAATTAGGCGGTACAGCAACTATTATTACCCCTTATTGGAGTAATGAGATTTCATACGTAGACCCAATGATTCAGTGGCCTCCAATTACACCTAATTCATATAATATGTATAATGCTACATGGCGTAAGATTAATGATTTTACAGGAAAAGACTATCAAATGCAATCTAATTTTGCCATTACAAAGTTAGAAGGTACATTTAATGATGATAGTAAAACTAAGAATCGTACCGAAGATGTTATTAAAATGCGTACAGAACACTATCTTAACTCGGTAGATAACCTTGTAGTTATATTAGAGAAGTTGCCGCCAGTGTACGATGAACAACATGACTAAAGAAACTCTACAGAAAATTGATCTACTTGAGCAGAATTACCTGCCGAAGCAGATTGAAATTGTAGAGTAACTTCAATAACTAATGGTGCATTAGTAGCAAAATTAGTCGATGCCATTCTAGCTTTCTTAAATGCAGAAGAGGCAATTAAAGCAAGTTCGCTGTAGGTAGCATCAGCTACACAGGCCACAGCAGCACCAGCAGCAGCACGAGCAGTAATTAATACATCACCACTAAATACATTATTTACAGCACCAGTAGTAGCCGCGCCATTAACAATAACTGTACCACTTAAAGAGGCAGCACCAAACCGAACTTTTACAGTAAGAGTATCAGTTCCATTAACAGCAGTTTGAATACCTTGATAACGAATCCTAATATTTCTTCCTGCTACAGAAAAAGTATTAGCAGGAAGTACACAACCCGCCGCCTGTGTTTCTGAAGCAGTTGCAGTCACAACCCCAGCAGCGGTTACATCATAAAAAGTTTGATCAGTTGTGCTAAAAAATAGTGGTGAATTCATAAATTATCCCATTCCCATAATGGATGCTTGACGTGCCTGTACAGAATTACCTGCATTAGCAACTGTAAATATTGCTGTAGTCTTTAAAATATAAGGATCAGCAATAGCAGGTTGTACTGTAGTTGTACCTGGAATTTGCAAACCGCCTATACTACAGTCTGCTTGAATAACGGGTCCTTGTGAATTTGGTTCATTTCCTGATGTACTTCCTATATGTCCTGTAATACAAATGCCATCAATAATATATTCAAATCCATAATTAGTAGCACCAGAAGTTAAATTAAGTGGACCTGTAGTACATAAAAGTGTACTATTTAAATAAGTATTTAGTGTTAATTGCCCCGGAACACCAGAAATAGAACTACCCATTCCTCTAAGTACATATTTAAAACATCTACCAGTATAGAAAAATCTAAGTGGAATTGTAAAATTAACACCTAAACTAGATTCTAGTAATGTATTAGAAACAGCCGTACCAGATGGCATATAATCAAACAATATTGGTGAAGCTGTAATAAGATTAGGCACTATTGATAATATACCTTTTTATAAAAGTAAAATATAAAAAATCCTTTCCCACATTCGCAGAAAAGGATTTTAGACTATGACTCAATCTCAGAACTTATTCAGCGATGTAAGAAAGGTTATTGAGTAGAGAAACAGAAATACCAGCAGCAGAACCAGTTGAGTTAGCAAACTGTAGTTGAACCTGGAATTGTTCAGGAAGCGGCATTTGTCGAATACCAGAAGCAGGAATAGCACCACCAGAAGCGGTTGTTAGTGCCTGTTCATTAAACACATAAAGATATTGTCCAGCAGCGGATTGGGTTGAGAAAGTACCACCATAGTTGTAAGTAGCACCATAAGCATCAATACCGATGATAGCAAGAGCAACAGTTTGTGAAGCCTGTAGAACAGTAGGAATATTTAGAAGAATATGCCCACGAGTGAAGATAGCCACAGGACGTGGATCAACACCAGCAATATATCCATTAGGGACGTTTAGAAGGTTTACGGTAGCTGTATTAACAGCAGTTGTACCGGGACCAGCAGTGTAAGCGGTACTCAAAAGGGCCTGCATATTATTTAGTCTCCAGAGTAGAAATTGTAATCATAGTCATGATGTTTAATATGATACCCTGTTTTAATACTATAAAAAAAGTTTTTAAATGATATTTACCAGGTAAACCCTAAACCGCTGTCTCCACCATTCGCATCAAAATGTCCGCACTTTAATGACACATCACATGCAAACCTATAACCTGCCTTGTACATTTGCTGAAAGGCGTGGAGGTCCTGGGTCATACCTTGCACGCCTAAATCTTTATCAAAATGTTGCAATGTTTCAAACCAAGGATATTCCATTTTTTTAAATATATCCATTTTATAGATATTAAATCCCATACCTAATCCATAACACTCTTGTAATGTATTTTCCCCCTCTTTAAAACTTTTTGGTTCTTGTGGTGCCCAACCTATTTCTTTTTGTGATACATCACCATAAATCATAGGCCAACCAAAATCCCCCTTAGAATAATAGAGTCCTCCAACTACATCATAGTGTTGAACATCTTCATATAACTTTAATAATCCGTCTGGTGGAGGAAGAACATCATCTTCTAAAGTGACTAAATAAGTAACATTTTTTAGAATATCATGGTTAAGGATACGCTTAATAGCCTCATTATAAGCCTCTCCTACTTCCATACCGACTATAAACATAGGACCAAAAACCTTTTGATTCATTGGTTTCATCAAATCAAGATAACATCCCATCCACCTAGAAGATATGGAATTTCCTTTTCTAGTAGGAGTTACAATAATAGTAGATAAATCACGGTACTCTTTAGTGGTTTGAAATACATTAAGATTTGTAGGTTCTCTTAGTCCATGATTAAAATATCCCTCATTATCATAATGAGACATGAAAATTTCTGCTGACATTACCTAAGATAATACCTCACCCGAGATAAATTTGCAATACATTTCACCATCTTTTAGTGTACGTAGTTCATATGAGATACTTTTTTCTGTAAGATAAGTATCTATAGTTTCTTGTGTATTGTAGTAGATTTTTATTTTATCAAATGCTAGAAGTTCAACTACAATTTCAAAAGGCGGTATTGATCTACGCTCAGTTTTAATTTTTACTCCATCATTTTTCTTAGCATTTTCATCTGTAATTACAACTTTTTCTACAGAACCTAAGATACTATTAATCTTATAATTGTTTAAAACACCAATAAAATCACTACCATGTACAGTTCCAATAACTTTTACACCGCGTTCTGCAATAGAACAAATACTATCGGCTTCCTTTCTAGTAGAAATTTCATCTACAATAATGTATTCAGGATAATGATTTTGAACTGCTTCAAGTAAATATTGCTCTTGATGTTCACGATCTTTGACCATCAATCTTCTAGCAGAACCCACAGATTCGTGTGGATAATCATTATCTCCCGCAATTTCACATGAAGTATCTACAATAATTACACGTTTTTCAGAAAAATCTGATAAGTAACATGCTGCTTGTCTTACAAATGAGGTTTTTCCGGTACCCGGTTTTCCAATAAATAATATAGATTTATTATCATCTAATAAATCTGCAATTAGAGGTACAGTTGACGTAATATTACGTCCGATACGCATAGTTAGTCCTATAATTCTATTATTTTTATTTCTTAATACAGAAATTCTATGTAAGGTATTTTTTAATCCTGCACGATTATCAGAACTAAATTGACTTAAATTAGAAGATTGTAGAATATAGTCAATATCTGCATAGGTTACAAGTAATGTAGAACGAATAATTCTATCTGTAAATCTTAACTCTAAAGGACGATTATAATCTACAATTATTTCTATTAAGTTTTCAAGATTATAAGAATTTACCCATGCTTTAAATTCAAAAGTAAGAAGGTTGACGAGGCTACTATATTCGTCCATATTGTAGCCATATTGTACCCTATTTTGAATATAAATCTAAGGAATTTTGATCATAGTTACATCATAATCATTAATAACATTCCAATAATGTCTAGAAGCAAATTGCTTGGCATCTTCAGAACGATTAATCCATGTACCGTCTACCACACCATTAATACTTACACTGAAATTACACTTTAAATCATATACTCCATGTGTAAGTTTATTAAATTCTCTATAATCTCTCATAAAGTAATTATAAGAACTTGGAACTATAGGCGGCATAATATGAGAGTAATCTTGCCATGCTCTATCACACATATGCCCCGGTGTAATTACTCTAATAGAAGCACCCATTTTAAGTGTACGCCACACTTCATCCATGAACTTACCCCTATGCAAAGCAGGAATATGTTCAAATACATGTGCGGCTAAATATTCATCCACAGAATCATCCTCAAAAGGCCAAGGATATACTGTTAAATCATGCACCCAATCAGCACCGATTCCATCACAAATATCAAGTCCTTTAAATCCCTCAACCTTATTTTGGCCGCATCCAAGTTTAACACGAAGAGGTTCTTTAATTTTTTCAATTTTCTTTTTAATCTTTTTTTCCATATATCACCAAACTATATCCGTTTCATGGGAAAAATGTCCCGCACGAACTTTAGTATTACAAGCAAATTTAAATCCTTCTCTTCCTGCTTTATGAAAGAAACTTAAATCTTGAGTCCACTGTGCTGCACCTGTATTTGCATCCCAACGTTGTACGGTTTCAAACCAGGGATATTCTAACTTTCTAAATATATCTAATTTAAATAAATTAAATCCCATACCTAATCCATATGTACGTTGTAAACACTCTGATTGTGGTAACTGTGGTCTAAAATTTACTACAGGATCATTAATATCGCCATAAATCATAGGTTGTCCTTCTTCACCTTTTGTCCAATATAATGCGCCTATACAATCAAATTTATCCATTCCTTCATACAATTTTAATAATCCGTCAGGTGGAGGAAGAACATCATCCTCCCACGTAAGCATATATTTACAAGTATTTAATACAGGATTATTAAAAATAGATTGAATTGCCTCATTATAAGCAACACCAACCTCCATTCCACTAAGAAACATAGGACCAAAAATTTGTTGATTCATTGGTTTCATTAGATTATTTAAACAAGTTACCCATCTAGGCGTTAAAGAAGGACCACCACGAGTAGGAACAACTATAATAGTTGAAATATTATCATAAAGTTTAGTTTTATTTAATCTAATAGTTGAGTTTTCTAGATTAGAATTATGTATCCCACAATCATTAGGCATTAAGATTTGTGGTTTGGTCATATAAATTACTATACCTTAAACTAACTATAAAAGTCAATGATTACCAATTCTTTAGAGCAATATGGAAATTACCCGGAGCAGAACCTACAGCAGTTGTAGCAGTAATTTGTGTCATTGATATTGCTGTAGGAATTGCAGCAGTACTAACAGAGTATTCTCCAACACCGTGTATAATTTGATTTGTACTAGTAATGACTGTTCCAACAGAAACAGCTAAAGCATTTCTATACTGTGCAGAAATAGTTCCTGCTCCTATTGTAGAAACTAAAATATTAGCACCTATAGGATTTACTGCTCGTGTAGTAGAAGTATTTATTCCGATACCAACCCAATAGTCACCAGGAGAAGCATTAATATTTAAAGGAAAGGAAAATTCTCTTGCTCCACCCATAGAAGATGTAGAATTATTTTGCCATGAAATTAAAAATGATTGACTGGCAGAAGATACACTGCTTAAGGTTGAAGCATTTCTAGTATAAATCATAATACTAGCATTAAATAATGCATTAAATGATAATGTTCCTGTTGTGCTTACGGCAGATAATGAGGCATAAATACATGCTTGTGTACCAGATACATAAACAGGAAGAGGTATATAATTTATTTCTATATTTCCAAAAGCATAGGAATTTCCTACATCTAATAAATCATTGGGCCAATGATATTGTGATGCTGTGTAAATAGATGGAGCAGAAATTACCATCGCACCAGCAGACATACCTGCACTAATAGGACCAAGTGCTGAAACTGATACACTTCTAGCATCTATAGTAGAACTAGATGATTGTCCTGTAGTATTACCTAAGAAATAATTTCCTTCTGTTTGATTAGATTGTGCAGCAGTAGTAGCGGATATTAAAATAGCGCCAGCAGATAATCCAGCACTTATAATTCCCTGTCCTACGATAGACATAGATCGTGCATCTATAGTAGAACTAGAAGATTGCCCTGTGGTTTGTGAACTAGCGTAAATACCTAATGTTTGTGCTGATTGTGCCCCCACATTAACAGATATTTGTATTGATCCATTTGATTGTCCTACTGATGCTGCGCCATAACCAACAAATGATAAACTTCTTGCGTCATAGGTTGATGAAGTAGTTGCCCCTGTTGTATTTGAACTATTATAAATACCTAATGATTGATTAGATTGTGCTGCTGTAGTAGCTGAAATAACCATCATTCCTGCCGACATTCCAGCACTAACAATGCCTAAACCAGAAACAGAAACAGAACGTGCATCTATAGTAGATGATGAACTTTGCCCTGTTGTATTACCTACAAAATAATTTCCTTCAGTTTGATTACTTTGTGCTGTGGTAGCACTAATTTGAATTGATCCATTACTATAACCAACAGAAATAATTCCCAGTCCATCAAGTGAAATTGAATTTGCGGATAAGGTTGTGGAACTATTTTGAGTAGTATTACCAAGACCATACCAAGACATTGCTCCACCGCCACCGCCACCAGTAGCACCAGAAATAACAATAGAACCAGCGGACATACCAACAGAAACACCACCAGCACCATCTAATGAAACAGCAGTACCATTAATTGTAGAACTAGAGGATTGTCCTGTAGTTTGTCCTACATTATAAACACTAAGAATTCCAGCACCACCAGCAGAAGGACCACTAATAGATATTAAATTACCGCTTTGATTAAGCGTAACATTGGGTCCACCGGCAATCGTCAATAATTCAACTGGAATTAATTGATTAGTTCCTGAAGTATTACCGGTAATTACTATTTGTGCTGCTGAAGGAATACGCACCTATGTAGTATACTTAATTTATTGTAGTAATAGGATTATTTATAGCTGACTGTATTGCTATTTGAACAACAGTGTTACTAAAATCAGAAGTTGAAGGAGGGTCCATTATATATTGATAAATAGAATGTGCAATTCCTTGTATTTTGTATTCTTTTTCTGTTTGAATAATTTTCCAAGGATCAGGACCAAAATTGGTTTCTGTAATTATTAATGGAATACCCAGTTCTTCTGCTGTATCAGTACAAGTCTTTAAACGTGTACGAAACGGTAATCCACCATAAATATCATACATGTGATAACTTAAATAATCTGCTTTTAATGCCGCCATTTGCTCCCAAGGAAAAGCATTATTTTGTTGCATTAATAAAGTTTGTTCTGGCGATTGATCTAATGGTGCGGGCATTACAACCAGTAATCCATATTGTCTGGCAATTGCAACTAACTGCAATGCATTTTCATAAAGCGTAATTACAGAATTCCAAGTTAAATTGTAGGTACCCGATTGAACCTCACTATAAGTAGCCTCATTCCAAAGTTCAATCATTGTTCCTTTAGGCAACACTTGACATATTTGAGTAAATCTTAATAATGCCGTAGAAAAATTTAAGAAATATTCAAGACGAATAGCATCTGTAGCTCCCGGAGGATCATTGTGTGGTATGGTAACTAATCCTAAACTTGCTGCTACAATTTCTTGCGCTGCTGATTGTAATGTTAGTTTACTTGTAGAAAGCACCGGACCAGATAAAGCAGCAGTAGCTTCTCCTGCGGGATTAATTGGTAAAGATACAAAATTACAACCACTTGATTTAATTATTTCTAGTGGAAGAGGAACCGTTTCAGGCCACGGAGGATTAACTAATGCTCCAGCTAATGCTGTACCTAAATTATACATAATAAAAGTATACCATTTTTATAGACTAGTTTAGTTGTCCTACAAGTACATAAACATCAATTGAACCTTGTGTAAGTGAAGAAAGATTTTGAACTGTAGCAATTGCATTTATTTGAATAATTGTAGTAGCAGACATACTCTCAATGTCTGTTACAGATAAAGAAACACCATTAATCACTCCTGTAGATAAAACAGTAGTTGCAGCCATAAATTTAACAAGATTACCCACAATTCCCACAGAACAGGTACACGTAGTTGTTCCTGAGAAGGCGGTGGTTACATTTGCTTCTAGTGCGTGAATAGTTCCTTTTATTGGTAAAGTAAAAAGCGTAATAGCATTAGTTAATGCGGCTGTTTGTAAAGAAGTGTATGGAACCGTATACTTTTGCCATTGCGGAGAACTTAACACACTATTTACTAGTGGCATTATGTGCCCTCTATTACTGAAATAGTATTAATCGTACTACCACTAGTTTGATAACCTGTGATTGCAGCAGTAGGGCAAACATTGGGAGGACTATACCAAGCAGAACCAGGAGTCAATACAAATCCCAAGTTTGAAGAAGTGGGTACAATTCCTGTAAGTGTACCATTATTTAGATTTATAAGAATATTAGCAGAACTATTATTTTGAATTTCTAAGAATTTACGACTAGTATTAGAAGCAAGTAAAGTGAAACTAGTAGCGGTGGTAACAGAAGGTTGGGTATGTGTAAAAGTAGAAGTAGTTTGGTCACTTGCGATAGTTACAGGAAGCGAAGAAGCTTTCACCGCTTGACCATAAGTTGTAGTATCAATACCAACTGTAACAGTTCCAACATCAGGCGCACTAGAAACAATTGCTGTTACAATTACAGAACCGCCGCCAGTAATTGCAGTAGAAAGACGTGTTCTATACTGTGTATATCCGGCAAGATTAATTTGCCAGTTTTGCTGCCCACCACCTAAAGCATAGGTAGTTTCTGTAGCATATTGTGAAGATCGTCCAATTCTAATTGGTACCCAAGTAGCACCATCAAAACATTCAAATGTGATTACTCCTGGAGTAACTGTACCTGTAGGAACCACAGTTAAAACAACTGTATCGCATCCCGCTGTACTAACAGTTTGAGCAGTATTTTGCACAGTTGCATTAGTCCAAGTAGCTGTAACAGGAGCAAAATATTCATCAGAAATTGGAAGTCCTAGATTAGCGGGAACATTAACACCCGCAATTTGTGTAATATTTACATCTGAACCACCTCCAGAACCGCCAGAGGCAGAAATATTCCCCGGTACACGACTAAGCGTAGCGATACTATTTAATAATGGTGAAATAGTTGTAATATTTAAGCCAGTTCTAGCGCCTAGATTAAATAAAATATTGCCTAATGCAGCATTTGGAAGATCAATGCCGGTAGCTGAGGCGGCAGTATACCCTGTTGCATAAGTTCCTCCTGCTATAATTGTAGTTAATTTTGTTTGATTAGTTAAATAGCCATTATTAGTTGAAGCAGTCCAGATAAGAGTGTATGAATAAGTTCCAATTGACTGTCCATCAATATTATAAATATTACCAGTAATTAATTGTGAAGAAGTAGCGGCAGCAAGTAAATAATCATCTGTAGCGGCTATAAAAGCGCCAATATCCATTAATTGTGTTGAATCATATGAGGATTCTTGAATATTTCTAGTGCTCATTTAAATTTATAATACCTTATTAATGTGGTCCTATAATATTTAATTGTCCCGTAGATAGAATGACTTTATCTGAACCTACTGTGGCAACTAGATTATAGGTGTAAATTCCCATTGTTAATGCTAAGGTTTGTGCCGTGGTTAAATTTAGTGCAACTGTTTGCGTTATACTAGCGCCGCTTACCAAAATCGTACAAGTTGCAATTGTAGCACCTGTATCTTTGTTTACAATAGTTATAGCTTCTCCTGTAATATCAGGATAACCCTTTAATGCCCAAACTGGAGCATTTAGATAAGTAGTTGAATAAGCATAACCCATTTCAACCGCAAAGTTAAATCCATTTCCTATAGGATTAGATACATATATAGATTTACCGGCGAGTAATTCAGCCACAGTATATGGAAGATTAGCAACTAATCCACCAAATGTACCTGAAACTTCATCACCAGTTACAGAAGTAGACCACGGATCAGCAGCACCACCAGCAGCATTTATGTCGTGTCCGATGGTTCCTGCGGTGTTCCATGATGATGCTGTAGCGCCTAGAACTATTGTAGCGGGGTCTTCTCCTGCTGCATAGCCCTGCACGATGCCCGAACTACCTGAAGCAGCAGTATTAATATCATGTCCAATAGTTCCCGCTGTATTATAAGCACTCGCTGTAGCATTAAGAACATCACCAGCAATATTAGTATGTTCTCCACTAGTTAATGCATAACCAGTTTTATCATTATTTGTTCCAATAGTTACAGGATTTATTGTATTTTGAATTGTGGTGCTCGTAAGTGCTTGGGCATGGCCTTGACTAGTAAGGGCACTCCAGTCAAGCCCCATAAATCCTGCTGCACCAGTTGATCCTGCTCCTTTAACATAGACAATATTAATATCAGGATAACCATTTACAGTTGAAAATACGCTATTACCGTTCCATTGCGTAACATTCGCTCCCATAATTAGAGAACTTGTTAATGCAGCATTATCAGCATACCAAATATCAAATACAGAAGTAGAATCAGGATTAGTAATCCAGTTCCAGTCAATAGTAGCAATTTTAGTTGCGCCCACATATCCTGTAATAGTTCGTTCACCTTGTAAAGCACCGGTATTTGATCTAACTCTAACAGTTGAACCTATATAGAAATTATTAGTTGCAGAAGCACCAGCATCAAGTGTAATAGTATTTGCACTACCTGCTTGCGCTGTTCCTGTTCTAATTAATGGTGATTGTGAAGCAGTAAGAGAAACATAACCACTAGCATCAATTGATAGTAGGTTAAAGTTAGTTGGAAATGTAATATTTAAAATTGATCCAACTGAACCAGTGACATTACCACCTACATTACCTGTAACTGAACCCACAGCACCTGTAACACTGCCCACACTACCAGAAACAGATGTTATAGTTTGTGTTGATGAAATTGTAGTATTTGTTAGTGCAACAGTAGAAGTTTTATTAAGTACATTAGCCCAATCAATACCAAAGTATCCTGCTGCTCCTGCTGAAGTAATTCCTAGAATATATTTAACATTAGTATCAAAATATCCTGCATTTGTCGATACAGCAAGTGTTCCGAGTATATATTTAACATTTACATCAAGATAGCCAGAATTAGTTGATACTGCTGTAGCACCAAGAATATCTTGAATATCTACTTTAGGAAAGTTATTAGCATCAAGCACAACAGCAGTATTTGCCCAGTTTTTAGTATTAACATCTGGAATACCCGCTGTAGCAGCAGTAACATCTGTTTGTAACCATGTTTCTACATCAACCATTCCTTCAGGAAGAATTGTAAATACAACTGTTCCTGTAGGGGTAACCGCCCAGTTTGAGTTTATTGTAGCAACTTGTGTAGAGCCTACATAGCCTGTAATAAGTCTAGATTGTCCTGCACCAGTTGTAGCAGAAAGAATATATACAGTATGCCCATTATAGTAGTTATTAGTAGCCGATGCAGAAGCATCTAGAGTAATGGTTCCCGCAGCAATAGCGGCAGCAGTATTAGTTCTAATCCATTCTCTACGATCAACAATCGGTACACCAGCAAGATTAGGTGTAGCCACAACATTATTATTCCAGTTAACAACATTAACACCAAGTTGTGCTGAAGTTGCTGAAACTGCGTTACCAGCAATATCGACAATATCTACTTTAGGAAGATTATTTCCATCGGTTTGTGCCGTTTGATTATTGTAATTTTTAGTATTAGTATCAGGAATACCGTTAGTAGCAGAGGTAACAGCATGACCTAACCAATCACCAACATCAACGATAGGCGTTCCTGCAATATTTGGTGCAGTAACATTTGATGAATTCCATTGAGTAACATTCACCGGTTGAGTAGCGGTGTTTAAATTAAAAGTTGTAAGTAAAACTTCCTCCGCTGTTTGTACCATTCCTGTTGCGCCGTTAAAGTAAAACACGACCGACACACCACTCGCCAAAGAAAGGTTTGGCGGATCGAATCTGTATAACCCTGGGCAGTTGGTAGAATCCACTTCAACGAACCCGCCGCTAGAATAAGCACCCGTAGTGGTTTGTGTAGCTAAAGACACAGAAACACTTGCTCCCGCTGTACCAGGATTATTTATCACATAATAACAAGTTAGACTGGCAGTATTATAAACAAGTCCGGTTTTACCTCCACCTGTAGTAGAAGTAGAATCTAGTATACGAACATAAATACTTTGACTAGTTGATCCTTGTGTTTTAATTTGCATTTAATTAAGTCCTCCCAATAAACCCGGATTAATAAGTAGTCCGCCCCCACCCGAAGGGTCTTGGTGTCTAATTGCCCCAATATCAAGATAACTTGTTGTGGAAGATGGTCCTAACCATGTTCCAGGAACACTAATATTTCTACACGCTGCGCCTGCATTAGCGGTATTATTCAATCCAAAATCTCCACCAGACGGATTATTAAATGGGGATGCCGTGAGTGTAATTGGATTATTATTGTAGAGGATGTTCTGAGTGGCACCAGATGTGTTGCCATAAAATGCTGTGTTGTTGATTGATATGGCCGCCCAATTCGCAGTTCCTGCCGAAACACCGTATCCCCCATTGCTGACTGCAATGCAGTTGTCAAGCCTTTGTGATCTGGTAGCACTGGACAGGGCGAACCCATGAGATGAATTGGACACAGAAGAACAATTAGACGCTATTCCATCATAAGCAAGGGAAAAGCCTACACCAGTATTATTGTAGGCTACACAAAACCAACAATAGGCATCTCCAAAGCCGCCTCCGCTATTTCCGGTTGCATAGCAATTTATGCATGTGTTTCCGGTGAATCCAAAATCGCCTGCGCTTCCGCAATTTATAGCGGCACACCCGAAACATAGTGCGGGACTAGGGAAGCCTTCGTAATAAGTGTTTTTGGCCGTGCAGTTATAGCAATGGCCGCCATTATTAAAGCCTTTTGAATTTGTAACGCTGTTCCCATCGGCAATCATGTTCTCGATATTCATATTACCGCCCCCTGCAAAGAGCGCGGCCCCAAGAGCAGCCCCACACTTAACGGTTGCCTGACTATTATCTCCTCGGCTTGATGAATATCCAGTAATCGCGCATCCTGCCTGTGAAATGCTTATTGGACCTCCCGAGATATTTACTGTAGTTGTGGTAGTCGTATAAGTTCCTGTTTTTACCCACATACGATTACCTGCAACCATAAAACCAGCAACATATCCAGGTGTGGCAAATGGTCCACCCACAACTGCTGAAATTCCGGCACCGCCATTGGCCGTATTGCGATCAACTGTTATAGTAGTTGAATTGGTGTAGGCCGTGATAATATAAATATTATCTGATGCAATATTGATGCCATTACCTAACATCGTATTGTCAAATGATCCGACTGTAGCGGTTACCGTTGTTGTGCCGTTTGTAGTAACAGTAAATACAGTGTGCGCCGATTGTGAGTGATCTGTGCCGGTTGCACCCTTTTGTGAGTTAGCCCAAGCTCCACCGTTGGTATCAACTCCACCGGTCTGCACCTCCCATATAGTATCACTCGGAATCGCCATTTAGAAACGCGCTTGACCGTTTACCGAAACCTGTTCTACTGTATTTAGTTTGGCATCTGAACTTGCTTCGTAGTCGGTAATCTTTTCTATTGCTCTAGTAATGATATTTGTTACCATTGCTCCAGTTATAACTTGACGACCATCACCATTGGTTGCAGCAGAATCTTCGATTATTGAACTATCATTTGTGATAATTGAAGACATACTATTTGCATTCCAATAATTTACAATAGATTTTGCTGTATTATACTCTTGAAGCATTAAGTCCGCCATAGGACGAACTTTTTGATCACAAAAAGCAATTGCAGTTGGATTTGTTATATTTGGCATAATATAATTGTACCCAGTACCAAAGACGCGCAAAAAACTTCTTCTACCCCCTTGACAAACGCTTCCAAGTGTGGTATAGTAGAGAGTGTCAGAAGCCTCCACTGACTAAAAGTAGTTTGGAGTCGTTCTACTAGGACTACGGAAGAAAAACGACTCATTTTGGAGGTAGGAGGAATAAATATGATTACAAATTTCATTATTGTAGGAATTGAGTATTTAACCGCTGGGCTAATTACACTTTTATTTTTTGCAGGACTTGCAAAATCACAAGGAACGGTGATGCAGTCTACTAGAGATAAATGTTTGATTCCAATTTTTTGGTGGGTATATTTAGTGATTTGGATGATTTTACTTATAAACACTGGATATAAGGAATTGTACAAAAATTAATAAATTTTTAAGTTTTAGGAGGAATTTGATGTTTTTAGATAATATTTCGGCAAAATTTGATGGAATTGAAATCGCTGTTCAAGCACATAAACATATGCTTGAGTTAAAGAAATTTTTAGAAAAAGAATCTACCCATGATTTATTTGATATTACATGGCAAGATTTAAAAGATAGATTAGAAAGATTAAATAAGTTTGTAGAATTTTTAGATATGGTTGCAGAGAAAACTTATATTAACGTAGATTTTAAATCATATTTAGAATTATTTGAACCTATTGAAATCAATATTGAGACAAAGAAGGTAGATATTGACTGTGGAGGAATAACGATGCATGTGGGTAGTAAAAAGACAACGAACGTTGATATTTTGGACGATCCATATACTCATGTAAAGAAATTGACTCAAATAGTAAACGATAATTTACCGAAGACAGTAAAGAGAGGTAGACCTAGTGGAAAGAGTTGAATATTTAACTACGATTACTAAGTATTGCTGTGATGCAATGCAAGATGCAATTTACGTACTTCGAAGCATTTGTGGGCAAGAAACTCAGGAAAATCAATTTGAAGAATTAGTTACAAATATCCTAGCAAATCAATGGAGTGCTAAACGTATTTATCACAATCCCGCACACCTATATTATATGCTAATGTATATAGATAATTTGTACAAAAAGCAAGGATATTTTGAATCGAAGTTTTATAGTGATAAAGATCAAGCACTTTTAACCATTGCAGTTTGTATGCATGATTACGTATATGACTATAAGAACAAGAAAGGACAAAATGAAAAAGCTTCTAGTAACTTTGTAAAATCATTACTAGGAACAGTATTAGGATCAGAATTCTTTATTCAACGAATTCAAGAATTAGTGATGCTTACTGTAGATCACTCAAACCCTAAGAATGTTCCTATGGGAGATATTTTAATTGATGCAGATTTATCTATACTAGGAGAACCTGTAGAATGGTATGAACAGTATATGGGGTATAATTACATGGAATATTGTAATGCTTATGGAGATAAAGCAGATATTAAAAAATTTATTGAAGGAAGGAAAAATTGGTTAAAATCTTTCTTAGCAAGAGATTCAATCTTTATGCAACAAGAAGATACGATAGCAAGAATGAATTTAATGTGGGAACTAGAAGAGGTAATTGAAGCAAATGAATAATAATGAAAAAGAATACTCAGAGTATTCGATGAATGAACTCATTATTGAGATTAAAAGTCAATTAAGATATTATGAGAATAGTGATACTGACTACTTTACACATGAAATTGAATTATTCAAAGAAGTATTAAACCGTCTACAGGAACCAGAATTTCTTTGTCATACTTGTGCTAGAGAATTAGGCTGGAACGGTATAGCACATTGTATGCAGGGAATAGGAGTATGTTGTGATTGCTGTGGTAAATCTTACAAAAATTTAACAACCTTCACTACACTTCCAAATGGAAGTACAACTAATTACTGTACTGATGGAAATACTTGTTTTCATCTAATGTTTATTCCTACATGGAAACAAATAGCTACATATCTTAGAGGAAAAATAAATGAATAAAGAAACACAAACTACTACCGTATTCGATACTGATGAACATGCTGAAATTTGGCAGAAGTATTTTGATATGTCTTTTTTAGCACTTGTTGATAAGTGTTCAGATGCATATGAACAATCTATTAAATTTGCTGATAATATGTTAAAAGCCATTAAGGAACGCAGTAAGATTGTAAAGTTTGAAGTATCTAAACTACCTACCGGTCCACCATATCCGCATGAAACGCATTCTTATGGTCCTTGGATATTGTCAACTCCGGTATCTACAGAACCTAATGTAACTTATGTTTGTAAACACAAAGCGTGTTGTGCCCATCGTACTGGGGAAATGTGTTGGTCATGTATGTGTAATAATACCAGAAATAGTAATTAATTTACAGACTCAATTACCCAAAAATCTGATGAAATTTTTGGGTCTAGTATATAATTAATGCTTTGCCGATAATAACCATTTAATCCCCATTTATCTCCCCAACTATTTCTACAAATAAATGTACTGTCCACAGGATTATAACCCACAATATTTACGCAATTATGTACAAATACACCCGCAGTTAAAGCAAAATTATGATGTTTATCTACAGTAATATCATATACATCTTGTATATCTCCGAGTTCAATTTTTTGAATCTTATGGTTATATTGTTTTTCTAGTTTTTTCTTTTCATTATATTTTTGTATATTAGCAATAGCTATTGCTCGTTTCTTTTCACGATACTCTTCATCTTCTATAAATTTATTTTTTGTTGTTTCGGTTCGTTTAGCAATTACTTCTGGTGTATGCATAGATACACAATTTTTCTTTCCATTTTTACTTCGTATTTCAAATAATAAATTTGCATCCAATGCTAAAAATCCTTGAACTTCCCCATTAGCGTATTTTTCTCGTAATTTATCTGCACCTTTTGTTGTATTAATTTTTAATTGTTCTAGCATTTTTTCTGCCCATACGGGATCAGCCCATAAGGTTTCCATATTTTTCTTACTCGTTGCTCTACCTTTTTCACTTTTAACATATTCTATTAATTTACATACTTCTGTATAATGTAATTTAATATGATCCTCAGACGTCATGAGTTGTAAATTATTAGGATTATTATTAAGTTTATTAAAATCTTTATGATGTACAACAAAACCATGCAAAGTTCCATTAATATCTTTAGCAACTATTCTATGTGTGTAAGAATAAGAATTAGTTCTATTATTAAGACACATATCATAACCCGTCATTTGTTTTCTAGTAGATTTTTTTCTATATAGTGGCATTAAACTATCGTTTTCTTTTAAAAATTTTGCTTCCACATATGTACCGTCCCGCAAAAGAAACCTATGTTCTTCTGTACATTCAATAATTTCTTCATTATCTAAAGTTATTTTTAATACTTGTTTAGTTCCCATTTTTTGTGCAGAATGTGCCCTTCCAGGGACTATATTTCCTTTATTATCACAACTATAAACCCAAAATTCTTTATCATTAAATTCATCTATAATATTTAATATAGATAATTCTCTACCATCAAGTAATGAAATTTTTGTATTTCCACCTAGACAATGCCCTCCGCACCATCTAGTGTTGTAAGCGTTTACTGGATACTTCAAAAGTCCTTCAGTTGCCATTTCACTTGTTTCAAAATACGGATCAACTAAAAACCCAAACACAACAGGAAATCCTTCAGTTAAAGCAGTAACAATATCATTCAATGATTGTGCTACCGCTCTATAAACCAATACCTTATGTAAACTAGCTTCAGCGTAAACACTAGTAGGAGCATCCATATCTAAATGCCCAATACTATAATCCCAATCCTTTTCTTCGGGACAACCTAAACTAACTACCGATTTAATAGCGTCTCTAATTTCACAACCCGCATCCTGGTTTAAACAATTTTCCAATTTCCTTGCCTGATAATAAATAAACATTCTGCTAGGCATGTTAAAAATCTTATTTTCATCTTTTAAAGCAACCCATAAAGCACAACCCACACCATGAGCAACACAATCGTTATAAACTCCTTGATCCCATACAGGTGGCATACTAGAAGTTAAATCAACAGGCTTAGTTAAATCAACCGGCTTTTCAGCACTATATTTAAAATCTCTAAAATCATCTTTTTGTTTAATCCAGCCGTAACTCATATTTACAAGTTTACCCATATTTACCACGGGGGTAAATATGATATTTCTAGTAAATCACCTGTAGGACGTAAATATCAATAAATCACGTCCCACCGGGCAGACTTGACAAAAAATTACTACTAAGGTATACTACAGCTACAGGGGAAATTTATGACCATAGAAAATCATAGAAATCTATATCTAGTAAGCGACACGCATTTTAGCCATAAATTCTGTTCTAATATTCGGGGGTTTGCTACTACTGAAGAAATGAATCAAACCTTAATCAAGAACTGGAATACTAAAGTCTCCCCCGCCGATCTAGTATTTCATCTAGGGGATTTTTGCTTTGGTAACTTTAATGAATGGGAAAGAATTAGAAAACAACTTAATGGGCAAATAATCCTTATTAAAGGAAACCATGATAAACTTCAAGACACTAAAATCCAACCATTATTTAAATCAATTCATTCTTCTTACCTAGAAATTAAAGTATTAGATAAAGATGCTCTTAATGGTAAATATCAACCAATTACTCTTTCACACTATGCAATGAGAACGTGGAATAAACAACATTATTTTTCTTACAGCTTGTATGGGCACAGTCATGGTAATCTACCAGATGATCCTAATGCATTATCTATGGACGTAGGATTAGACGCTGTAACGCCTAAATATTTCCCAATATCTTATAACCAAGTTAAAGAAATTCTTTCAAAGAAAACTTTTAAACCGGTAGATCATCATAAATAAAATGGTAAACTTTTCCAATGTACTACTGGCTAATTATATTCATAATTTTAATCCTATTAGAAATATACCTATGGTTTAATTCAGATGATAAAGATGTTTAATTTTACTATTCCAATAAATATTCACTATCAACTTCCACTTGGTAAGATACTGCTTATTTACTGGACTGTAGGATTTATTATAGAAACCGTTACAACACTCTTTTATTATATTCCTAGAACAATTAAACAAGTAAAAACTAAACAACTCGTAGTATCAAGCAATCTATGGCCCATTATAATCTTTCGTTCTTTCACGAGATACCTTATAGCAATTTTATATGATTGGCCTAAACGACTAATATTGGTGTAAAATTTTTTAGGAAAATTTTTTAAAGTATATGATGATTAAGTTATTTTTTCTAGGTATAAAACATTAGTTTACCTAATCTTTATGTTTGAAAAATTTTAGGAACATGTCTTCTAAGTATATACAAACGAGTGGTAAATATGCTATACTATCAACATGACAAAAATCAGAGGAAAACGATTCGGTAAACTAGTAGCTACTGGAAAGAGTGAAGTTAGACATGCTAATCCCAATAACCCTAAATCGCATTCACAATATGTAGAAGTTGAATGTGATTGTGGAACTGTTAAATGGGTGAATAAACCCAATCTCATGAAAGGAGAGTTTAAAAGTTGTGGTTGTGGACTTTTAGAAAATAGATATAAGTACATTTCTACAGCACCCGAAAATATATCTCTATATCATATATGGATACTCTTAAAAAAGAAGAGCTATGAAGTATGTAAGGAATGGTTAGAGGATTGGGATACATTTGCTGAATGGGCATTTAGTAATGGATATGAAAAAGAAAAGGTTCTAGCTAGAAAAGATATAACACTTCCTTTGGATTCTAATAATGCAATATATTTAACACGGGAAGATTATTATGATAGTATTAGAAAAGAAGTACCGGTTAAAGAACCAAAACCACCAACCTTGAGAATGCAATATCCAGACCTTGCTACAAAGTTAAATTCGATGAAGATCAGATGTAACCCAAATTATAACGATCCAAATAGAAGTAAAGCCTATGCAGCAAAAGGAATTACTATTTGTGAAGAATGGTTAGATATAAATAATTTCATCACTTGGGCGCTAGAGAATGGATATGAGAAAGGACTAACCATAGAAAGGAAAGATAATGATTTGGGTTATTATCCTGATAATTGCAAATTTATACCTAAATCAGAACAAGCATGGAATATATACACAAATAATAATATAACAGGTTTTGGAGAAACTAAACCTTTAAGTGTATGGGGAAGAGATAAACGTATAGGATATTCTTCAGCTAGTATAGCTAAATATATTAAGATGGGTATGAGTCTTGAAGATATTGCTAAAAAATATTCTGAAAAATTTTTGAAAGATACGGTATAGATATATAAACCACTCGTTTATAAATGAAAAATATAGTAGTTATATGACAGAGACAACAATGGCCCGGAGGGTAGTACTCATGACCGCATCCACTCGATACCCAGTACCGTAGTACCTCCATCACCTTTTATAGCGACGGAGGTACTCGTTAGAGCGTGCTATGCCTGACCGAATCATGTTTCGCACAATCCAGTATAGACATAGCATTGCGAGGATGCCCGTCTAAGCCGCCTTCTTGCCCTTGCTGGCCTCTGCTGCCCATTTGCTACCGACAGCTTCCACGTAGCCGTCAGTTGCGCTAGTGGTGAAGGGAATCGGTTGCGTGTAGCTGACTTCCTGGTCACCGCTTGCCGTTTTGATCGTGAGCGTCATATCCTCATTGGATAGCACGGTCACAATCACAAGTCCCAGACCGTGATATACGGTCTGTCGCTTGAAGTTTCGATCAGTTTTAGGTCGTCCTGCCATATTGTTTATTCCTTGCATAGATAACGCTATGCGCGTGTTGTGAGTCACGTCTCAGTGTGAAACGTTACAGTGAGTCAATTAGAGCCCTTTACGGGCCTGTTTAGATAAACCTGCCTGATAACCATGCTCGGCGCTTGTACGCTTCGTGGTTATCTCGAATAGACCTCTCGGCAATTTCAAGCTTGATCGCACCAAGTTCCTTGTTAAGTTCATGGAGCAACGGTCCTTTAATGGTCCTAGTAATTGAATCTCGGCGAGTCCTGAGCCAGGCTAAAGAAACGCCATTGTAAAGGTCGTTCATTTTGCCAACCTTTGCTTCAATAGAAGCAAATCGCAACGTTTGATCGAATCTTGAGTTTCGGCCAGCATTCGTTTGAGTGCTAGTTGTTGCTTCCTGATTCGCTGATGATAAGTTGACTTCCATTTTGGATACATTATTGCAACATATCCTTAGCAGTCGTTAACCACTGATGGGACAGTTTGCGAGCATCCTCTATTGAATCTGTGACTTGACCGGCAAAAAGCATTGACGATGCTAGAAGCATCTCAGATACTACAATTGCCGGTACACGTGAAGCGAGCATTCCTAAGTTCATGTCAAGTAGGAATTTTGGAACGTTGATTAATTCGTTCATTGTCTAACCTCACGTAAGTAAAAGTGATTCGGTTGAATCGCATCCCCGCATTGAATTAGTGCTAACAAACTGTTTAACAGTCCTAAAGCATGATCCTCACTTGCAAGGTTAGTTGCAATTACCGCGCTATCGCACAGGATATTCCACGTTTTGACAATAGGCGTATAACTGGTTTCCTCGTTGTACTGATAACGATAATTAGTGTTACAAGTCTGATTTAGCAACCTTTTGATTGTTGCTGCATCATCCCAACTATCACAGGTTGCGATTAACTTTCGGTAAGGATTGTCAATCGCGGTGTATGACATTCGGTGCGTTGCTTCTGACTGCTCACATTCGAGCATTACGAGATACTTCATGTTTCATCCCTCCAAGGGATTGTGAGTCACGCTTAGAATTGGTCATTCCGAGCGCTACGTTTGACAGTGTGACGTTTCAGCCTCTACCAATACTCTTCCCATGATCCACAGGTTGAGCGTAGACTACGGGCCTTTAGCGGCCACCTTGAATAACTAAAGGTGCGGCTGAAACGTCGTAAATCGTATCTTGCGAACCGTTCGGGCTGAGATGCACTTTGGGATTAAATGCTCACGGTGAGCAGGAGTTTAACTATGCCGGTTCGGTTCGTACTAGGTGCGCTCACTTCGCGCTGGTGTTACCCGTTTATTCCGTCGTATCGGAAGTCCTAGCTTCAGTCCCTGCTGTCTGATTCGATATTCGCTTTTCCCACGGGCGGATGCAATGAGAATTGTATTCGAGATAATTCCGAATCTTCCCAACCTGAGAAAACTAAATCAAGTTTGAACCTAACAAACAGGTAATTTTACCAGGGTCTAAATCTTGAGTCTATAGGGCTCAATTGCCTACTTGAGTCTATAACGTTCAATTCACTGTTTGTTCCAACATAGTAGACAAATGTTAATCAGTTCTTTATTGCAACATTGTAGCAAGCTAGTTGAATTCGTTTTTACGTTTGAGCAAATGATTATGTCAAACGACATTACGAAGTATAACATATTTTACATGATCGTGGAAAAAGATTTGCTGGGCCGAAATTAATTACTACTGATGGGTTGCTATCTTCTTATATAATGCTGAGCCGAAATTAATGTGAACTAGGTGGTAGTAGTATCATTTAGTAAGAATTACTTTCTCTTTTAAACCAGAATGGTTTAAATGCGCTAGGATTCTCTTCGAGAATCCAAGTTCAAACTAATGAAAAAGGTTAATTCAACTTCTAGCGTTTGAATCAAACTTTTTGTTAGTTTGACATATTTTGCATGGTTAAATAAAAACATTTTCTAGTGTTTGAGTCTGAGTAGTTTATTGAGCCGAAAAAAAGATGAACTTTGTAAAGAGTATTGTATTTTTATTTAGGTTCAAATCGTTTTATTTTGTTTATTTTTCATGCGGTAGGAAACAAAACTATTTTTATTAAGTGCTGTTGATGTGATGTTTGGGATTAATGTGGTGTGTAATAGATAAAATACTTTGTATATAGGAGAATGGAATTCACTTTTTTGTATAAAAATTCACTTTTTTGTGATTACTAGAATAAAAATAATGAGAGGGATTGAAATGAATTTTGTGGAATCCAGTGGAGTACTTTCCCATATTAATCCCATATTAATCCCTATTTAACCAATTGGTTAAATACCTTGCGAAGCATATTCAAAAGTTATCTTTAATATATTCTACTTGAATTCTCGAAGAGAATTCTAGCGCATTTAAACCGTTCCGGTTTAAAAGTTGGAAATTCTTTATTTTTACACACCACATATTAACTAGAGTTCCTTCCAACCTGAGATAATGATTTCATCTTCTTGAAATACTACTGTATATCCTTTATCTTTCAAAGCTTCAATAATATCGTTTATAAACCCTATTGGAGTATTTTAGAAATGTAACAAGATTCCCCGTATCTAGCTGCTTTCAAACATTCTTCTGTTACATATATAAGCCACGATAGATATTGATCTTCTAACATAGCTTTACAATCATGAACTAAATAAATTTTACTCATCTATATATTCTCCATATGTATTCCATAGATACATATAATTCTTAGCATTTGTCTCATTAGAGTTTGTTGTTGAAAGCAAATCTAAATCTTTTTGTGGAATATCATTATAAAGACACCATATTAAAAATGAAATCTTATTTTCTAAATCTGTATAAAAACTAGTAGATTGAAAATTTAGAAATTTAAGTACATTCTTTTCAGTAACCTTTGCTTTACCAGTTGGAAATACTTTTAGAAACGTGTTAATTCCTACTTTACAAGATTCAATTTCATTTAACCAAGCAATTGTTATATATTGTAGTTGTTCTATAGCAGACATTTTATTTCCTTCTTATTGTAAAGCTTTTGCCCGTAAATATCCAATATATTCCAGCAAACATTGCAAATAGTATACAAATTATATATACTATTAAACACAAATACATAAAATTTTCTAATAAATACCACATTAATTTTTACTCCTATATTGATCCAAAATTTCTGGATGATTATCGTTTTCAGTAATGTATTTAGCTAGTGTTTTGAACGCCCACAATTGAGACTTTTTAGAAATTTCTAATGTAATAAATTTATCCCAACACCAATCACGACTTACTAGGATTAATCCAGCAAGCATTCTTCGATCAACAAAATCTCCAGCGTTTTGTCTAAGAATTTCAGCAAGTAAATCATGGCTTTGCCAATTAATAACAGTATTGTCTAGTTTTACATTGCGAAGATCAGCATTGCAAAGATCAGCATTGCGAAGATCAGCATAGCCAAGATCAGCATAGCGAAGATAAGCATAGCGAAGATTAGCATTGCAAAGATCAGCATTGCGAAGATCAGCATA